AATTTTGAGGTTCAGGATAATATAAACCTCTCATTCGGTAATGATGACGATATTTCTTTGGCATGGGTAACAGCCGATAGCGCCAATGGGATAGCTGCCACTTGGGTTTTAAGGGATGTGTCTGACGTTGCGAAATTTTGGTTCGACCCTGCCAATAATTCATTCAATGTTGCTGCTGTTACTGCTCCAAACTTCAACCTGTACGATTCAGATTCAGCAACAGACGACACAAACCTTGTGGACATAAGAGCCGACCAGTACGCCGGTGGACTTGGGGCAGATTTCACGACCACGACTGAAGATGCCGAATATTCCGATGTTGCCCTTTATTATGTCTCAAATGGAACCAAAACAGCAGCTTTAACGGTGGATGGTTCTGAGGGCAATATCAACAGCACCTTGAATTTCCTAACCACAGGGCAGATTGGTGGCAGAATCGTACCAACCTCTGCGGGATCGGAAAGGGCTTTAACAACAGCAGAATGTGCCGGTGGAATGGTACTTGTTACTGCGGCGGTTGAGGTAAGGCTAATAGATTGTTCTGCAACTACACTCGGCGCAATGGTTATGGTGGTTCAGGCAGATGCTTCAGAGGTTGTTCAAATCGCTGTAACGGACACAGATGACCATGTATTTCTTAATGGCACAGACCTTGGAGCAAATTTTGAAATTGACTCTCCTGGCGCAGCGGTTGAAGATGACTTTATTGTTATGATGTGTAGGGAAGCGAATGAATGGCACTCATATGGTAGAAGCGGAACGTGGGTTACAGGGGGTGCGGCTGATTAATGAATAGACGAAAATTCATAAAACAAGGTCTTTTGTGGATTCCTGTGATTTCTTGCAATCCCATTCTTGCGAAGATAGCAAAAGCGTGGAATACCTCTGTTGCTGGATGTTCTACAATTGATTCTCCTGCTGGTTGTGGTGGAACATCAACATTTGTTGGCAACCCCGGCGACACGGAAACATTTGAGTATCAGGCGGCTGATTTCTGCTGTACGGAATTTACCGAGGTTGATGGTGGCGATCATATTATCAACACATACGATACTGCCCAAGTGAAGAACGGAACTCACGCCCTGTCAATCGCTTTAACAGGAGAAGATCAGGAAGACAATTATGTTCAAGCAGATCTGGGTTCAGCAGATGACGATTTCGTAACTGACTTTTGGTACTATCTCTTTGACGCCGCTGATTATAACAGCACGTACATAAATTCTGGCACACTATCATCTGATCCAAGCGATGGCAGCGGTTGGGCAATCAGGCATGATCACCTTCAATCGTCATCTGCTGATATATATGTAGCCACCACTATTAATAATGACACATCAATACCATTGACAACTAACGCATGGTATCGTTTAGAGGTTGATTACAACCGTAACGGTGGATCTACTCTCAAAATTTATAATGCCTCTGATGTACTACTAGACACTCTTGATTTTACTGCACCAGATGGTGGAATTAGATATATCAATTTCGGGTGTATTTATTCTAACGCTAATGCAACAAACACTCAATACTATGACGATATACGGTACAAGTCTTCTGGAGGTGCATTTTAAGCGAATGAGAAAACTACTATATATGTTATTTTTCGTTTTCATAATTGGGGTTTCCTCTGCTTTAGCTGCTGACTACTATGTCAAGAATGGTGGTAACGATTCAGCAGATGGGCTGATAGGCAATGCGTGGGCAACCATAGCCCATGTCAACGATTGTGCAGAGGCAGGGGCATCTCCGCCTACAGGTTGTCCTGCCTATGGTTTTGATGATGGTGACACCATCAATTTAGAAAGGGGAAGCACATGGTCAAATGACGAAACTATCGGATATAATGGTTCTATCATCGATTGGGGTACGATTAACGGATTAACCATACAAGATTATGGAGCAGGTGCATTACCAAGATTGAATACCAACACCCAACAGGCAATAATGATAGCCGGGTCTGCCATATCGAATCTTACCATTAAGAATATTGACATCAGTGGTATGGATTGGACTTATGGGCATAATCCAAATTCTGCTCATATATGGATTGAGAATGTCATAGGGATAACTATTGACGGAATATATGCAGATGGTCATGTTGGGTCGTCTGTATATCCTTTGCACGAGGCTTTTATAAAAGTTAGTGAAACTGTACCAAATAGTGGGAATATAGAGATTAAGAACTGTACGTTAACGAATAATTATCAGGACACATTTGCAAATTCAATCACTAGTTGGGGTTCACTGGATGCCGATGCTATAATTTTCTGGTTTGAGTCCAGTGGCGTTCCAAAAGTTGCGGGAACTGTAAGTGTTCACGATAATTCGACGATAAGTAATGTCTATTCCGATGGTATTCACATCGGTGGTATCCAGACCACGATGAACATTTATAATAATACTTTTTCTGGATTTGGTGAACAAGCAATAGATACAAAGAAATCAAGATATATCAATATTTACAACAATGATATCTCGCACAATGATTTCGGACTATCACCTGGCGGTGGTGATCAAACTGGAACCGGCATTATGCTTGGATCGGACGCAGAGGACTGGCCCGGGTACTCGAACAGGGATATTACTGTACATGACAATTATATCCATGATGACCAATACCGAGGCATTGCAGCAGGAGAAGGATATAACACAAAAATTTATAACAACTACTTTAAAGACTGTGGGAATGGAATCTGGACTAATTCCCCAAATGTTAAGGTCTATAATAATCTAATAAATCTCACCGGAACGGCAGGAAGACCTGCAGGCCCATATAAGTCAGCTATTTATGGTGGGTACATATCTGGGGTACAAGATAATTTAATTTATAACAATACTATTTATATCAGTGGGGCGAGTTATCTATATGGAATATATTGGGAAGGTGCTTCTGGTCAATCGGGAAATGATATAAAGAATAATATTATTCAGATGACAAGTAGTTCAAGCGTTTATCCTCTTTATGTCCATGATCTCGATAGTTCAGATACTTTCCCGACAGTTTCCTATAATAATTACTATAATGCGAATCATTCTAATCGTGTGTCATGGGATGGTACAGTATATGATAACACAGAACAAGCCGATTGGAGAACGGCAGGACATACGGGGGCTTTATTTTCTGACCCGTTATTCGTGAATCCTGCAACACCAAATTTTTCTTTACAGGCTGGTTCCCCCGCAATAGGGGTTGGATTGTCAACCATCTGTGATGACGATGATTATAAAGACGGCATTTCACCATCTGATAGCGATTATACCGATGGATTCACCACAATAGATAGAAAGGAAACAGGTCAATGCGACATGGGTGCGTTTGTTGCTGATACCACAGCACCTACCCATTCAGGAGCAGGGCCAAGTGGAACATTGTCATGCACAAGTGATGAACGGAATGTCACGATGTATTGGACAACATCTGAAACTGCCAATTCCAGAATCGACACCTCTGATAAGGGAGACTATGACGATGCTACGGCTGATTCAGTAACCAATACCAATTCCACATCTCACAACGATACCGAAAGTTTTGCTTGTGGGGGTACCTATAATCGCTATGTGTATTCTGAGGACATAGCTGGAAATGAAAGCACGTTATTGACAATAACATTCACCATTGAATCAGGCGAACCACCTGCGCCCGATCCAGACGAGGGTTCTGCAAGTATATCAGGTGGTGGATGTAGCGGCGGAGGTATGTAAGAAGCGGACTGACGCAAAGGCTCCCCCAATGCGCCAGCCCTAACCGAAAATCTAATAACGGTAGAAAATCGGCTTTTTTGTCTTTAGACGATGGACTTGAGAAAATCAAGGGTAAAGATATGAACGGTATAGACAGGGACACATTTATTAAGGCTGACTCTGAAACACAACGGAAAATATTATTCGATATGTTTGAGTGTATTTGGAAGCGTATGGACAAGTTTGAAAAGCGTATATGGGGCTATATCTTGTTTACGGTAACTTTGCTCGGTGTGGTGGTAATAAAATGAAATGCAATGCCAACGATGCCATGTCCAAACCTGTATTATACATATCAGCGACAAACATCTTTGTGAAAGTTGTCACATGGGAATACTAAACGAGAAACAATGGAGGTTTACTTATCTTACAGCACTATTAATATTGTACGCATTCGCCAAAGGTTACAAACTGCGCTACGATGCCGCTTACGCCACAACAGGTCACAAATTCAATTCCTTCCATTATAAACACCTAGCAGTTGACTTCTCATTGTTTGATGCAGAAGGAAACTATCTTGATAAAACCGAAGACCATACGTTCCTCGGAGAGTTTTGGGAGAGTCTTGACCCTGAATGCACATGGGGAGGAAGGTTTGAGGACGGAAACCACTACTCATACGGGGAATAAATATTTCCGATGGTGCTGTTTTCAATGGAAACGACCAACGGAACTTTGCGAACACACCGAAATTAGAGGGGTTATGAGATGAAATGCCCAGAATGTAAAAAACCTATGAAATGGAAAGAAGGTTTGCTTTCTGAGTCTGGACATAGAGATATGTCTATTGGCAGATATTATTGTCCAAATTGCAAATTATGCAAAACTCCAGAGGAAAGTAAGGGAATAAGGAAGGGTAGAACTATGGCTCATTCTCTTGTTGGGGTTCGTGTTATGGATAAACAAATAACCAAACAAAGATGTGCTATACAAATAGGAATACTTAGAGAGCGTCAACACTGCAAAACTTGTGGTAAACCACATTATAGTTCTAATAAAACTATTCCATGTTTATGCACAGATTGTGATTGTCTTTATTGTAGTACTGTAAAAAAATAACCAAACCGTTGGAGAATTAAAATGGCAAAAAAAGTAAGGGCAAAAATAACCGCAGGGAGGCCCATTATATTCGACTTCAATGTTGATGGTGAGATAATTCCCTACAATACGGTATGTCCTAACTGCGGTTCAGAGAACTTTGTCATCAGTTTAGACAAAACCCGAATCACCTGTAACAACACCGATTGCCTGTCGAGGATATTCAGGCGCAGACCCCTAAAGGAAACAGAGTCTGACCTTGACGGTATTAAGTGGATACTATGAGGGGGGAGGATGCCAACAACCGTATTGAGAGATATCGATAAATTAGAGAAAGAGGTCGAACGATTAAAACTTGAGATTTCTGGTGGGAGATTGGGTTTACGAAATGCGGAATCGACTTTTGGGGTGATTAAGTACGGCAAACCATCGGGCAAATTGATAGTGCCAGTTACAACGGATAGAAGTCCACCCGATATTGACGAAGAAAACTGGTTCTTTATGACAGGCACTTTATGGAAGAACCCACACATCCATACCGACAGGTGCGGTGTAAAATGCACGGGGTATAAACATGAAGACAAGTGAGGAAATGTTTCAGGACTTTCTTGAGATGTTGGAGAAGGATTCTGAAGATAAGTATGTGGGGTTTCTGTTTGAGTTTGTTCGGATGGTGCTTGAAGCGACAATGGACTTGGGAAAGAACGGATTCGCTCCTGTGATGGGTGTTACCTTATATGCCAAGCATGACAACGGCAAAACCGAAATCGTATTTCGTCCGTATATGTCGGCCAACATGGAGATATACCAAATCCTAAAGTTGGGCGTGTTTTCTGAAAACCTAAAACAGGCAATAAACGAATACGGCAAAGAGGTATGGGGTATGACCCCGATTGATGAACGCAACGATGTTAGAGATCAGGTGATAGCGACTGATAACTTCAATATTAATTGGGGTCATCTTTTGAAGGGGGAAGAATCTTGAACGAATTAGACCACGAAACATTCTTCGTGCAATCCGTCCTACAGCTTGCCGATAAGTATGGCATAAAGGCTATTATTGATTACGAGAATCATAATGTAGATTTCCAGGGTGAATGTGATGAAATGGCACTTGCCCAAGAACTTGAGGAAATATTCGGAAAGTATGCGTGTTAGGAGGACTAAATGGGATTTTGGGCTAAAGTAAAAGATTTTATATTTGGCGCACCGAAACTAATGACCGATGTATTTGATAAAGACTCCGGCTTGCTTGTTAAGGCGGGTGGATTCATTGACGGACTATCTTATACAGACCAAGAAAAAGCAAAAGCATTTGCCGACCTTGCAAAAGCCGTGTCAGACCATATTGCATCAACTCTGCCTGAATCAACCGAAAGAAGCGTTACCCGAAGGTCAATTGCTGTCCTGTGGATTAAGGTGCAACTTTGGCTGATACTTATGGTTGCGATTGTAATACCGTTTAATGTTAAACTCGCTGAATGGTATTTCAAATTAGCAACCTGTGAAGTTATGCTGTGGGGTACAGCTAGTATAATTATATTCTTTTTTGGCGCATACGCTTGGGGAGCGCATATTAAAAAGAACGGCGATACCCCAAAATAGTGAACCTGTAACTTGTGAGGTGGTATGGTAATAACGATTTTTCGTATCCCCTATAGGTATGGTCAATCGATTAATTTTAAGATCATATCAGACATTCATTTGGGTGCAAAAGCATGTGACAGAAAAGCATTTAAAAAATATTTAGAAGATTCAAATAAGAGTACGTACTTTATAGGGATTGGCGATTTATATGATTCTATTGTCGTTAAAGATAAGAGATACCAAAAATCAACGGACAGCACAGAAGGGGATGCTATAATAGATGAGCAAATAGATGAGGGCGAGGAATTTCTATACCCATACAAAAACAGGATAATAGGTCTTGGAATGGGAAACCATGAAGACGATGTTCTTCGTATTGGGGGAACGGATATGATTAGCAGAACTTGCCGAAGATTAGAGACAAACCATCTTGGTTGGTCTGGTTTAATCAAACTCATATTAAGCGAAAACAAGAGCAGGACAAGAACGGTTACAATAAGATACCACCACGGTTGGGGTGCTGCCGCCAGAACAGAGGGGGGTTCATTAACAAAATATTCAAAAGACCGTAAAAATTGGGATGCAGATATTTTTCTTTATGGACATGACCATCATAGAATTGCAAAGGAATTACCAAGATTAGGATTGGTAGGAAAAAAACTAATAGCAAAACCGCAACATATTTGTTTGTGTGGTACTTTTTTAAGGACATATCTTGAAGGTAAGGATGCTACATATGGCGAGAAAAAAGGATACGATCCTGTAGCTATCGGTTGTATGGATTTAATAATTAAACCAACAAAGAATTGGGTCAAGGTTAAGGTTCAATAAATTTAATGTTCACAAAAAATGAACGCACCCAAAAGGTGAACAGGCATGGTTAAAACTACAAAAAAAGATTTCGAGCTATTCAAAAAGGAGTGCCAGAAGTGGATAGATATTGTGGGACTGAAGGATTGGCACTTTTGGTATGAACACGATGAAACAAATGAGAATTGTATTGCACAATATCTTGACGATGTTCAAGGCAGAAGTTGTGTAATTTATTTCACAACAGGATTGGATGACAAGCTCAGCAACCATGACATCAAATCAGGCGCATTCCATGAAATCGTTGAGTTGTATATGAAAGATTTAAGAAAGATGGCATTAACAGCCCATAGTTATGCGATGGTGGATGAGGCAACTCATAGGGTGATTAGAATGCTCGAAAACGTATTGTTCCCAAAATATTAGAATAGCGACAGTTTAATTGTCGTGATTGTCGGGGAAAGGAAAAATGGAAGCATTATATCAATCATTTGTGTCAATACCGATAGAATTAGTTGGACACTTAGGCTTATTTCAGATGATTTTAATTGCCGGAGTTGTTATTTTTCGCCTGTGTCTGACGAAGCCGGAAAAGTAGGTTTTTTCCAGATTGCAAGATTATATTTTTCATTTATTTTATATGACCAAATAGAAAATGGACAATGGTAGCCTATAATTTCAACAAACCATCCTTGAAGTTTATCCTCTTGTTTTTCTGGTAAATGATGTGTTAATTCACAAATTTGATTTAATATAAAACATAAAAACGTCATAAAAATTTTCATACCAAACCTCCCATGTTTAGGATTTTAGTGCCATAATGAAACAAAATCCAGCCAAAAACAATGCGAAAACAATTTCAACATGGAAAACGATTGACTCATTTATATTCAATTGTATAGCTATGGTTTCCCAAATGAATTGTAATAAAATTAAACAAATAATTACAACCAAGAAAAATAACAAAGATGATATATAATCTCGTTGTGAATTCATAATTAATCTTCCATGTTTAAGGAATTAAAATGTGTAGTTCTGAAAATCCTAATTGTAATAATTCTGGCTGTTCTTGTCATCAAACAACGGTCATTGAGAGTCTTCTTGACAGAGTGCTTGTTCTCGAAGGGCAAATCAAACTCATAGAACTTGGGAAACCCCCCGTCAATGCCGTGTCCACAAAAAGATTATGAGGGCATGAATTATGTCAGGATTGACATATTTCAGGATTCTCAAATCGGTTTCCAACGATTTCCACCGTGCAAAATTTCATGCCAATGTAATATTTTAATTCACAGGATTTCCCCAACATTGTTACGCAGTAGCATCCGTCTTCAAAAAACACTTCTGACTTAACAGGGTTAGCACCACCCTCAATAGCAATAATATCTTTTTCGTAAATTTTTTTGTCGCTATCGTCCTTGAGGCCGATGTACTCACCCAAGGTTTCCGGTCTTATATTATACGCCCACGGTTGCCCCGCACGATTTGAAATATAATATCCTTTTGGCGGTTGGTGTCCTGTGGTCTTTCCTTGAGATATTGATAGAAGTCCATAATACCAATTACCATTTATATCCATTCCCTTAAACTCTATCTCTCGCATCTTTCTTCTCCTTAATTGTCACCACCCTATCAAACATTATTCTGTTTTGAGTTTTATAATATGTAATAATGTTTTGCATTCTTTACATTCACATTCCTTTAAATGAAATTCATATATATCTTCACTTCCACATTCAGGGCAATAATCACTATCATATTTCCACACAGATAGACACGCATTACATTTTTGTTTATATCCGGTGCTTTCTCGCATTTCTATCCTCATTTGTTTTAATAAAATGTTCGGATGATTCTTCACAAGCTAATATTTGCGAGCCTATTGGAGCAGGGTGTTCTTTTGTGACCCTACGAACCCACTCTCTAAAGTCGTTGTGAGACTCAAATTCCTCCATATCTACCTGTGCAATAAACTCATTTGGTTTATCTTTGAATTGCCAATGTAATTGTATTAATTTCATATTTTACTCTCTCCTTTATGTCAGGATTGACATTTCTCCATAGGTTTCTTGAAACATAATCTTTCTATATTTGGTCATATTTAATTTGGTGCTTAATATTTGTGGTTGATACTTCCCACTTCCACGGCTTTCATATTCAGCCGTTGCATTTATCTTGGCTTCAATTAGGGTATCATACACCCCCAGGAGATAAGAATGGCTTTCAGTGTCCCCGAAACGATACATCAGCACTACATATAAATCCATGATGTCCCTCCTTCAATTAACAATCTTTCCCAATACCGATCTTATATACTCATATTCCCATGGCATAATTTCTATTTTTTCACAACAATTGTCACAAATTAAATAATATCTATCTTCTGGAAATGGAGTTTCACCTTGCCAATATTCCTCAACTTTATGTGTAGCTACCATTTCTGTTTTGCATTGTTGACAGTTTGTTTCCATTCCTTCCCCTCCTTCTGGCAGATTCAGGCAATGTCCGATTACCTTAAGGTGTTAGTGCTAATCATCTGTCCAATAACTTAATTCATCATTGGCAGCATCTTCTGGATCAAACTCTTGGTCGTGTGGTATCCCTGCATTATATGTATCAACAGCAAAATCTGAGTCTAATCCACGCTTTATTAATTGTTTAATATATCGTTCTCTCCACGAATCCATCTTCCCTTCCTCCCGCAGTTCTTGGTTGAACACGATTTTAAGGCTTGTAACTATCTGCATTGGTTATTTCTTTTTTTGGAACAATCACATAACCGCAATCATTGAGTGCTTTGTGTAAAAATCCCATACCGCAATTTGATCCAAACCACTGAATAACCGTTGCAACAATTACAGCTTCACGTTGTGTAATTTTAAAAACAAACCTACGAATCCATCCATATTTATCAGTACTGATAAACAGGTCTTGTAATTGACCAAATCCGTGATTGATCGCCTTCATGTTTGCATTCTCACTCTCCCAAAGATCAGCAAATGCCTTTTCTCTTGGGTTGTGTTTTAACCGCCGTCTGAATATTCCCTTATGTACCATACCTCCTTCCTTTCACGCAGAATCTCGCAGGAACTATTTTTGCGTAATTCTAACTAATTTATATTATTACACATAACTACTTGTGGTCATTACATATTACAATGAGCAGATAAGAAATCTTAAAGAAAAATCAAATCGTTAATGCCTAAAACTATTTGGCAGATTCTAGCAGAAATCCCATTCTGCAAAGTTGACAATCACATCTATTAGAATTTTTACAAACCCATTTTTTGTATTTCCGTTCCCACATTTTGCTGTAATACCTATTCCAATAATCAGCCTTATTTTCTTCACTTCTTTCACATAATTTAAAAAACAAATTTGATACTGCTTTAAATGATTTAGCGAGTAAGGTACAGGCTATCTTATTTCTATTTAATACTGTTACAGACCATACCTTATCAGATCCTACCCATGCTTGAGCAGACCAGAATGGATGTTTATCTTTTTCTATAAATTTACAATGGACTCCTAATTTCTTTCGAGTTAAAGTCACATCCTCCCATCCCATTTCTTGGTCAATGGCATTTAATATATTATCGTCGTAATTCATCTCTTATCCCCACCACCCTATCAAACACCCCCCGCTTTACCTCAACAACGGCATTCTCCCTATATTTCTCAAGAGTTTGAAGGCTGATGTCTGCCGCTACTGCAAGATCAGCATCAGAAATACCATCCCTACGGGCTTGTGTAATTGATGAGTGTTTGAGTATGTTGTAAAGGTTTATGTCGGCTTCATTCGCTTTTTTCAGCGCCCTTTTCAGAATTGAGGTCATGGTCGATTTCGTGTAATGCTTGGTTTTGGTCTTTCCGTATGGGTTTACGAAATAAAACGGGCTGAATGACTTAGCCATTTGCTCCATATAGGGCTTAAACGCCCTGGCGCATGGTACGGTATAGTCTTTTTCGGTCTTGGTATAGTCAACGAGTTTGGACAGGACAAAACCACGCTTAATAGACCATGTCCCATCCTCAAAATCGGACTTGTAAAGTGCCATTGCTTCACCTGGCCGGCGCATATGAAAATAGCACCACACGAAAATAGGCTGATGACATTTCGGCATTGCATGAAACACGTTAAATGCTCGGTCAACCGGAAGCCACTTGATAGGCTTCTTTTGAATCTTGAAATCCGACTTCCTTGGAAACTCCGGCACGATTTCAATCATCCGGCTACGCTTTGCCTGATGATATGCCGACTTTAAAACTGCGAGGACGGTCAGTTTTCCCATGCCTTTAATTGGCAACTGATTCGCAAATTCTAACAATATCTGAAAATCAATCTCATGCAGGGCTATGTTTTTTTTATCAAACCAGGGGCGGATGTGGTTCCTAAGAAATCCTCTCCACGAATAATACGTGTTCGCAGATAGATTGGGTCGTTGTGACTCAAGAAAAGCATCAAGGAATCCCCCGACATCAGATTTTCTCTTTGACCATTTATTAATATTGAATATGCCTCTCCGCCAGTCTGAGTACATAGCCCCATGTATGGCATTAGCGTGATTCTGATGCCAAAAGTGGTTCCCATCTAAATCCCTCCATATCTTATAGGGTTTCTTGGTAAATTCGTCATACCAACTGATATACCATCTGCCTGTACCTTTGTCTTGACACACCTTTCCCTTTTCCATTTTCCAGTCCTCCTTTTGAGTAGGTTCAAAAGAAGTGCTGTATAATTTTTTTGGCAAGGGTGTCAAATTATTCCTTTATCTTTGGCGGTGCCATTGGCATTATTGCAGCTTTTAAACCATTTTTAACAAAAACAACGGGGTCTCTTTCCTTGCCGACATAACAATCAAAATAAAAACCAAATCTCAAAAGATCCCAAAGAAAACCATAATGTAAATGATTGTTCTCAAATTTTCTCAAGATGTATGCAAATACATTTGAGCACTCAAAATCATAATCCGCCCAAACAAGAAATGGTTCGACATCAGCGGGAGTTAATATCTTTTCGATGGGCGGATAATCTCGATCAATATTTTCATTTCTTTTTAAAAAAATATGATCTGGAGAATCGAGAATGACACTATAATATCCATTTACATATCCACCATCCTTACTTTTAAATGTGTGAATCCGTTTTCCGTCAGTGCAAATTAAAAAATTGTTTTCGATATACAAATGGATCACATGATATCTTTTTTCTCCAGAGCATTTTGATAATGCCGATATCAACCATCTAAAAACTTGAAAGTCTGGATGCTTTTTTTTGATGTCAATTATTTCAACTCCCACAAATCCCCCTTTCGCCCGGATAGGCTCCGGGCTAGCCTTTATCCTGCCGATTAAACAAAACTCAAATATTGATCTACAAGTTCGTTCATTCTTTCCGGTGTTATCTTGCCGCCATAAACATTCTTGATTAATAAATCCACCGTTTTTGAATACAAATCTCTAAAGGCTTGCTCATCCATTTTAGCAAACGATATGCTGTCCGCTTCGACCCGTGATGAACCATCAAGCCGCACAACAACAGAATAAAAGCCGCATAGAATAGCAATATCCTTTCTAAACCTGTCGAAGTTTTTTTCTGGTTTCCCATATTTTGAATTTATTTCTCCCGGTTCCCAATTCTCAAAAGCGATATTTAAAAGAGCAAAATATTTCTTGTGTCTCCAAAGCTGTCGCCTGCGTTTCCAGGGAGCTTTTACATCGTCACCGATTTTATTTTTCTTATCCCATTCTACTGCCAATTCATTTGAACAATAATATGTTTGGGGTTTTATCTTTGTTAAGATTATTAAATCCTTCATTATAAGTTCCCACTCTCTATTAAAGCATGGCATTTCCAACACACAATCTCGCCATTTTCTTCCGAATCATCCCCACCAGCACCCTTTGACTTGATATGGTGGAAATGCGTGGTTTCCGGTGGGGTGTATAAATTGCATCTTCCACATCTTTGGAACTGCTTATTCCACATCATTGTCTTGAGCTTGACGTATTCATCCCTGGTCAGCTTGATTCGCTTCTTTTTGGGGATTGGGTTCATTGCTTAATAGATTTATTTCCTTGCTATACCGAAAAAATTATTATATTCAGCAAGTGGAGTCCATTCATTATATCTGTTTATTTCTTCTTCTGTGAATGCTAATGATTCAGGATTTAGAATTAGATAAAAAGCGCCCAATATTTTAGCCATTTCTTGTTTTGTGTAAGGTTCTTTCTGGTGAAATGATTTACCATTTTTATCACAGAAAATTCCTCTATTTCCATCCGAACACCAATCAACAGTAATGAAATGCTTTTTCTTCATTTCTTTCTCCTTGGGCAGTCTCTACACCACACCCTAATCTTCCATGCCTCACGGCAGAAGGATTTGTAATATGAAACGGACTTGTCATGTAGGCATTTGTAGGCTCTTTTCATTATCTTGCCCACTCAGGTGGTTCACCAAGTGGAACACCGTCCGAAAATGTGTCAATAGGTTCGGGCATCTTTATCGGCTCTGTGTTTGGTTTGGGATTGCCGTTAATAATCTTCATCATTTTCATTCCGGTTCTCACCACGATTTCCGCAAGGTCTTCCACATTCATTTGCCCGTAATCCTGATTCAATGGCATAGCGGCAACCATCAAATCCTTGGCGTATGACACATAGAAAGATATGTCTTTATTGCTGATCGTTGGCTGTGGGGCATCTGAGCGAGTCTGAGGGGGTTTTTTGTTGTTGCCCACCATTTCATTTATGGCTGATTCGGTTTGTTGCTTATCAAGAAACACTTCCTTGACGTTATAATTGGTAAATCCGTCCTTTGTCTTTTCTTCATACTTCATCATTTTAAGACGCATTCCCTTTGTCGGAATGAATGACGATTTTTCGGGCTTGAAATATGTAAAATACCTGTCATCTCCATTAACTTTAAAGCTATAGAGATCCCAATGACCATAATCGTTGTCGCCCTCACTTTTTTTCTTTGCCCAACTAATCGTTACGTCTGGTAGAAATTCAAATTCTTCCATTATCCCCTCGCTTTCTTTGCTATTCTTGGATGCCGTTTAAAATATAAATCAGCCATTGCGTTAAATATGGACAGGTCTTGCTCGTATGTTTTGCTTGTGTCCTTCCAATCGGGAAGTCCTGTTTCCTTGTCGAGTCTGAGAATACCGCAACCTTGGATTGCTTCAGGAATAATATTGCTTCCTTCTGTTTTCGCCCACCGATAAGCCGCAACCTGATACTTCATCTCTGGATAATGTGCCTTTGAAGACTTCCAATCTATGACATACAGCTTGTCATTAAAGTATCCGTAGAAATCAAGCGTACCCGCCCAATCGGCACCATAGACCGTCTGCTCTAATGATATGGGTTTGAGGTTGTGTTCATTCTCCCATTCATGGAACGCAAGAATTGCTTGTTGTGCTTCTTTACTTGAAATATGGCAAGCTGTTCCATTCATAAGATAGCGCTCAATATAATTATGAACCTCACTCCCAATATCTAATGCTTTCTGGCTGACTTTGCGGAAGTTGAAACGGGCATCATTGAGTTGATTTTCATCGACTTCCCACAAAACTTTTTGCATTACTCCATTAACCCTATCCCATGTTGGTCTTCCATTTTCTTTAATCCATTCACATACTTGATTTGCAGACCATTGCATAAGGGGTGCGCTTGAATCTGTACAATCGCTTATGATTTCAGTAACCGAGGGAATTACCTTCTTGCCTTTTGGGTCGTCTTGTCTTGGGTATCGGGGCATTAGAAGGGTGTCTCCGAATCATCCAACAGAATCTCAATATGTGTGGTTGGATAGGTCTTGATGTCTGCCGTTACTGTTCCGTCAAGTTTAAGATCGTTCTTGACCCAAAACTTAATCGCCTTTTCCACGTCCTTTTGCTCTAATATAATTTTCATCTATCGCTCCTTTGATATTCTAAAAAGTCAATCTCGTATCCTGGGTCATGACAAACATCGCACAAGTACACCGTGCAGTTGTTTATGTTTCGTGGAGTTCCCTTGCGTTTGTCGCATTTCTCGCAGTACATTACACACTCCCAAGACCTCGTGCGCCACTAGCATATTGTCGTAGTATTTCTGATGTTGCGGTTCTTATTGGTTCTTGCATATTATCCTCACGACATGACTGATAATCCTGTTCAATCTTTTCAGGATTATCCAGGTACGCCCTCAACAATTGAATGAGTTGGTCGGAATCTTTTATTGGTATTTTTACACAACCGACTTCGGCAAGAAAACATCCTGTTGGCTCCTGATTAATGATTATTCTTTTTACTTTTGATCTTTTAAACATTGTTCCCCCCTAAAACATAAAAGCAGTTAAAAACAAGCTCATGGCAAACACGCCGATATAAGCCACGAAATCAAAGATTGCGTCTATCATGGGTTATTCCTTATCCGGCACATTTTCCACTTTGCCATATTTTTCAAGAAGTGGTTCAACCTCATCGTCTACGCTGTATCCCCTGTCAAGCAGTTCAACTGCGTTGTGGAGTTGTCCTTTTGCAAGCATCAACCCAATCGCACCATTTTTTTGAATGTTGTAATCCGCATTCATTAACGCTTCTAATATTGTTACTGACATCCTCATCCTCCTTTTGGGTTGGGGGGCAGGATTGGAAGTTTTTCTATACCGATGATTCGGGTTCCTAAGCCGATTTATGGTTAATATTGCCCTGCCCCCGTTTTGGTGATTGGCGTGTGTGGATTTCAGATTGTGGACGGTATTATTTTCTTTAACCACACGGCACTCGGCTTTCGCTTAACGGCCCCGCCTACTCGTTTGACATTCCCCGAAACCCTAACGAGTGATGGTTATTGTCGCATCTTTTTACACACGCCAAGCTTGTTCGTTTTGGGGCAGCCAAGCACCCTTCCACTTTCACCATTACTGGTTTACTGACCTCACCCTTACGGCGATTCGCCACCGCCCGTCAGACTTCCTGCCCCAAATTTCAAAGAACGATTATGCTGAAATGTTTCCCTCCGACAACCCCTGCCAATTTTCCTATATAGCCATTGTGCCATGTTCAGGCGCTTGCATCATTTAGTGTCAAGCCGTTACAAGGGGTTAATGGCCTTGACCCTCGCCCTACCAACTCCACCGTCTATGCGTATGGTTCAGTTTATGGGCGTTGGACTTCTCAATCTTCTATTCTCTCTCTCCAAAATCGCAACCATCATCTGGCATTGCTATTTCTTCTGGATCTAGATTATCAGGATGCAAACACCGATAATCCCAATCATCCCAAAATACACATTCTTCACAATTTATACTTTCCATCTATCGCTCCTTGATTAATCCACATTGCTGTTATGTATCGCATATCCCGTATTCAGGATGGTTTTGCTTCCAAGCAACATCTAGTAATAAATATTTCTATCATCCCATTCAACGATGGTTCGTGATATGGCGATATCAAACATATTCCCCGGCATAGGAATACTGTTGAACAATTTCCATCTACCCTTCGGTAGCTCGACCATAAGAACTGCATGGTCGCCTAACGGCATCCTGATAATCCGAATCCTAACGCCTTTTGGGTAGTTGAGTCTTTTGAGTGTTCCAAACATGAATGCCGAGATGTCCTCACAGTCTCCTTTAAAATCTTCGAGAAATTCCTGATAGGTCTTCCAGTAGTCGTCACAACAATCTTGTTCGTATTTTGCGAGTCTTAAACACGAACTCATAACGTCATCTATCAGGGTTTCATTCCAACCTTCTTTTTGTATCTTTTTTTGCCAGAGTTCGATTTGCCACCGATAATCGACACCGGGATTTTCGGGTTGGAAAAACACAGGGCAACAACTGGTCAGCAGTAGGATTATGATTGTTAGGGATTTCATGCGTCTATCCCATCAACCCACCAAACATGACCACATCGTTGGCATTTATATTGATAATCTGTGAATGCTCCACAATTAGAATCCCACTCTCTATATTTAACCTTCATGCTTCCACATTGCCGACATCTTGTAGTCCTACAGATTTCACATTCAGAAAATTTTCCATCAGTGTCTCTCATTGACGCTCCTTGGTTGATTTTTTCATTTGTTCGTATCCTACACTTTATAAATGTTCTTGTCAAGAACAAAAAAAGGGGATATCGAAAAAAATTATAAATGGCTAAAAATAGGGATTAAAGTTTGGTAAGAATATCTAAAAGAAGTGAATCGGTTGAAACTTTGCGGGTTCGTTTGGGGCCGAGCTTGTTTAGGTTGTGAAGGATTGTCAAGAATTCATCTGCGGTCAGGGCAATCTGTCCGAGTTCTTTCCGAGTATAAACAGATCGCCCAACATTTACCCATTTCGCCAAATCTTCTTGGTTGTATTTAAATTCTTTTCTTAATTCTTTAATGATTTCATGTGCTTTTTTCACGAACAGTTTTACCTCCACATTTGTTCTTGACAAGAACTTATTATTTCTATATGATTCGACTATGAAAATTTCAGAATACATTAAGCGCCTTCGTAAAGAACTAAATCTTACGCAGGATGAATTCGCTCAAAAAATCGGGCTTTCAAGGTCTGCTGTTGCAAAATATGAAAGCGAACAAATTTGGGGAACAATTCCCCCTGGCGATGTTTTAATAAAGATTCAAAATCTTGAATTATCCCAAAAATCATAAATCGTGACAAAAATCAAGTGCCACAACGCAAAAAACTTCACAACCCCCATTCAAGACAAATTGGGGCTATGCAATAGAACGATGGTATTATCACCTTTTCAATTCTAAACCGAAAACAAAGTTCTTTTTCGATACTAAATGAAACCCAAAAAATCGCATCATTTAATTTAATTTTATAGGTGACCATCTATGTATTCCAATATTGATATTGAAGATCAAGATGAGAGATTGACTGTGGCGGTTCCTACGAGACTCAAGAAAGAATATCTAAAACTAAATCCAACCCATAAAGCAATTCTAAAAGACAAGATTTGGTCTGCATTAGAATCGGTAATCCGCGAGTCAAAATTTATTACTGGTATGTATGTTAAAAAACCCGACCTATAAAAGTCAAGGTATATTGCGTATATTTCATATACCACAATGTAATAACCATAAATGTGTAACAGAGTAATATAATTATCATAATTTTGGGCAGAAATTTTCATAATGGCATTGTTTAACCGGGACAAAATAATCTTAGATTTATGCGGTGGCACAGGCGCATGGTCTAAACCCTATAAGGATGCGGGGTATGATGTGAGGGTAATTACTTTGCCCGAAAATGATGTCTGTTTATACAAACCCCAATTTCGGGTTTATGGGATATTGGCTGCCCCGCCATGCACTCATTTTTCTGGGAGCGGTGCTTTATATTGGGATGAAAAAGACAGGGATGGAAGAACACTCAAAGATTTAAACATAGTCGCTCATTGTTGCCGTATAATTTTAATGACAAAACCGCATTTTTGGTGCTTAGAAAATCCCGTTGGAAGATTAAAAAGGTGGATTGGTGAACCTGTAGCCAAATTTAATCCGTGCGATTATGGAGATGCCTTCACCAAAAAAACTTTATTATGGGGAAACTTCAATATTCCATTTAAAGACAAAAAGGTTCAACCTGTTGAAGTACCCTCACAAGATTATTCATCACTTGATGTATTCTATGGAATTGAGAAACAGTATCATTCACCTGAAAAAGCAGCAATCAGGTCCATAACCCCACCCGGATTCGCCAAGGCATTCTTTGAAGCTAATCCATAAAGGAGGCAACCATGAAAAAATACTGCCAAAGATGCGATGAGTGGCATGATAGTAGCACACTCTGTCCTAATTGGGAGAGTAAGGGACAGGAGGGATACATGCCACACGCAGAGACACAACTGAGGATAAGCCCAGAGGAACGGATGAGATACAAAATGGGATTAATGGAGGCTACGAGATGACACAAATCCAAGGCGAAGTTGACGCATATTTAAAGGCGAGGATAAACAACGCCCAGTTAAAAATAGACTATATGCTTATATGGTATGACGCTGAAGAAGTCAAATCAGAAATATTGGAACTGATCCGGCAAAAGCAAGAACTGGTTGAGATGGTTTAATGGCTGAAACAAAGAAACAACCCGCCATTCCGATGATGATTGGGGATTATTTCAAAGATCCGCTTTTAGGTCAAGCGTCATTGGTTTCAAGGGGTGTTTGGTACGAGGTTTTAATGTATATGTGGGAAGGTGACAGAAGGGGTGAAATTGTCACTACTCCGATTCGATTAATGGGTCTTGTTCGATGCCGGGATATTAATGAGATTTTACACTTCTTAAATGAGCTTGTTGAGATAGAGTTCGGATATATAAAGTTTGAAAAGGAAATAAATTTTCCAGTGAGTTTGGAAAATTGTAACACAAAAGTAACGCTTAGAAACCGCAGAATGTACGCAGAGTATAAAGATAGACAAAACACAAGGTTAAGGGTTCAAAAGTACCGTGAAAAACAGAGTGTAACGAAAAAGAAACGCAAATGTAACACCAAAGTAACGCCTTCTCTTTCAATTTCATCTTCAATTACAAAGAACAATATAGAGTATCCATCTTGGTTAGATTTGAAATTATGGAAGGAATATAAAAAATATCGAACAAAAATAAAAGCACCACTTACAGACCATGCAGAGCAGTTATCACTAACCGCACTTAAAGAACAAATTGATGCCGGTTACAAACAGGCCGATGTGATAAACGCAACCATTCAATCCGGCAAATGGAAATCCTTTTTCCCTCCTAAAAATAAAACCCCAACTGGACAATATAAACCACCAAAAGAAACACCAACACCTGACTATCTCATAGAGCTTGTTGGTAATATAGGTAAGAAAATAAAGGAGGTATGACATGACACCAAAAATGACAGCTGGGGATATAATTAAAGAATATTTTCCAAACGCATCCGATGAAGAATGTGAATTTATTCTTTGGGAACATACTGGATATCCTGAATTTTGGAATATCCCCGAAGATGGAAACACCCCGGAAGAATGTTTTAGGAAGCAATTGCAAAATTTTAAGGAGGGTAGAGCATGACATCAGCACAAGCATTAATCGGTATGTTTTGGCTTCCGGCGTTAATTATTGCTGTTGTTGGGGTTATTGTAATTTTTGACCTGTTGATTGATTATCTGATGAAAGAGAGATGATAATTGATCTACCAATACCACTTCCAACATGGAATCGATTATTGGCTATGCACCATTGGGAGAGAAAGAAATGCCGAGATTTAATTCACTTGTTTGTATTACTATCCATTCCTACCGAAAAAGGCTTGCAGACCCGGATGGAATATCAGCGAAAGCCGCAATCGATGGACTTGTTAAGGCTGGAATACTTGCAAATGATACGACCAAACAAATCGAGGAAGTCAGATTTAAACAGACTAAAACAAAGGGTGAAGAAAAGACGGAAATCATAATTAAAGAGTGCCATAAAAAGGAAAGCTGATGGCTGTATGTGCCAATAGGGAATGCGATAACCCTGTTATAATAACAAGTAATCGAGGCATGAAAAAGATATATTGTTGTGATCCATGTAGAGTCAAAGAGGATTCACTCAAACAGCGTGACAGAATCCGGGCAAAACGAGCATTGATTAAATATCCTGTTGTGGAGTGTGCTTTGGATGAGTGTAGTGTTAAGTTTGAAAAGAAGATTAAAAGTAAAATATATTGTTGCTATGAGCATAAAAAAATTGCCGAATGGAAAAGGGCTGACAAAAAGCGATTAAAGCAAAAACATAAAACAAAGGAGCAAAAAGAAAAAGCCCGAATATTTGCAACCCTTAATTGCTTGAACTTTCCATCCTGTTCAGATGAAATAAAAATAAATGCTCATTTTAAGTTTAGTTGCCACAACTGCAAAAACAAAGTGATTAAATTAAACGCCTTTCATCAAGAATTAGAGCCTGTCGCCCATAATACTGATGAATACCCGATATATTTGCCCAAAATTGGGACATAGAAAAGCCCCCGGTGTAAATAGTGGGGGCTTGGTTGAGGTTTATTGTATCTTAATAGCGGTTTGACTCATCAGAAAGTTCGGCTTCTACTCTGTTGATTTTCTCTCGCTCACTCATTGACGCTGTGATCCCGAAACTAAGATACGAACCGCAATGTATATAAGCATTTGCGTTTGCGTCATACTCATAGACTTTTCCATAGGCATCATCAAATCTGTATTTTTCCATTTTATTCCCTCCTTTCATGCTTTTGACATGGGTTGGTGTGTTATGATTCGGCTTTTTGGATTGCTTCCTTGTATATATCAATTAAATATTTATCCATAATAATTGCATCATTTTCTTCATTTTCATAATATGCCTCTGCACCCTCTATGATATCTTTTAATGTTTTCAACAAATCAGGTGCGGCGGCGATAAGCTTGGCATCTTCTTTGGTCAATTCACTTTTAGCCAATCCTCTTAAAATACCATTTTCAGTTCTAATCATCCAACAATTTTGATAATCATCAATAAATGCTGTCCATTCCATAATTCCCTCCTTTTATTCCTTGTCCTCGTGTAAAAATTTATACAGGATCCAGTTTATCATACTAGACACACTCCGCTTATCCACCTGTGCCAAGTTTTGGATCTTGCGGAGAATTTCTTCCTCTAAGGTTATCGTGATCTTTTTGGTTTTTGCCATTATTTTTCCTCCAGTGTGTAAATGGTTTTATTTTTTGAACTATAAACATACCGCAATTTATAACCAACAGCTTCAAGAATGCGCTCCATTGATGAGAAACCACAAGCACCATCAAGGGAAACGCTCAACTTGTTTTTATCTATATTATGATATAATGTCATCCCATAAAAAGTATCAGTATCAGGGGTTTGATTTATCATTTTATAATTGCCGTTTTTTATTTCATAGACATTATTGGCACGATGTTTTAAAACGAGTAATCGGTTTTGGAATTCTTTTGTCATCCATTCGGCAAGGACTGTTCCTTCCATATCATAACCACCACCATTACAGGATGAAACCTTTTTGTCATTAATCCAAAGCGAACAGATATTATAGCCGTATGTGTCACGACCTCTTGATACTGTCCATTTAAATACTAATGTTTTCATGGTGTGTCTCCTTCCCCGGTGTGTCCGGCGGGTTAAACTATAATTCTAAAATCCTTTACTATGTAATTCTTTGGGCATCTTATTGATGTGCAAAGATCCACCCAATCAACAAAACCCTTGCTTTCAGCGTATTTGCACAATGCGCCATAAGCCGTGACCGCTTTAAATATTCCCAATATAAAACCGTAATGCGTTTGAATTTGCCATTGCTTCATTTCATTCTCCTTGTTGTTTGTTAATCTTACCCTAAAGAGATGCAATATCCATACCGATTCGTATATTATACCACAAATAGGTTGTAAATCATTGGAATATATGAGATATTATTTTTACTCAATATAGTGAGTAAAATATATCAAGGGGTAAAAACGTTTTGTCAAGGGCAAAATCGTAGGGTATATCATACACAAAAACACAAAGTCAGGTGTAGGAAAATCATACAGGCAAGTGGGGTTTTACCTATCATTATGTAGATAAAATATTGATAACATTAAATAATCACAATTACAGAACATGAAGGGGTTATCATACATCAATCATAAAATAGCATGGCACAAAACATTGACTATACTATATGTTGTGGTGTATAATACGCCTGACCCTGGGAACAGACAGAGTAACGAATTGAACACCATAAAAAATAATAAAAGCGATTGTCAGTCTCCGCCTGCATCCAGGGCTTAACTTATTATGACCAAAGATAAAGACATATTAAAGCCGTGCCCGTTTTGCGGGGGGAAGGATATTGTAATAGTTCAAATAAGTACACATTGGTTTGCTGGGTGCAAGAATTGCCATTCGAATGTCACATCCAAACATACAACAAAAGAATCAGCAATCAAGGCATGGAACACAAGGGTATAAAGAACATATGGCTGAAAGCATGGATAAGAATATACGCCAAAATCTCCATGATGTTCATAAAACGTATTTACAAACTTAAGCAAATAGATGCCGAATAATCTACCAGTAGAAATTGATGACAAGGAAACAAAGTTTGCTTTAGCCTTGTTTGACAGCAAAACAGCAATCGAAGCCGGGAGAAAAGCAGGCTACTCAGATGTCACTCTAAAGAGTGGGTATATCTACAAAAAACTTCGTGATCCAAAATTCCAAGAAAAGCTAAAATCCGTTGCTATCGCTAATGACTGGCAGGATGTTTCAAAAGCGTATCAGATCCAAGCCGCTGCCATTGATGCAGCCCAAGAGATTCAAACTACCAAAGATGTAACCCCTCAAGACAAGATCCAAGCAGCAAGAGCCGTTAAAGATATCATCAAAGAAAAGAAACAATCAACTGGCATACTGAATGAACAGGTCTTGTATAAACCTAATTTAAACTTCATTGCCGTCAATGCCAGATCCTTAATGCTTGAATTGAATAACCCGGAACAAGTTCAGGAAGCCGAGGTCGTAGAATGATTAAATATCCGACAAGATGTAAAATAATTGATGTTACAGGTCAAGAATGGCATGGGTTTACAGCTAATACACCAGAACAAAGCAAACCTCATATTGGAAAAGAAGGTATAGCAAGACGTTCATGCCATGGTGTTACAATAACACTTGATGATGGAAGCATTATTCATGGATATGATTGCTGGTGGGAACCATTAAATGATTAAATACCCAGAGGAAATACGCATGGATTATATCAATAGACAGCTTGTTCTTGCTAATGGCTCAACTATTACATTTACCGGCGGGAATACACCATTCCAAGGTTCTACTTGTGAATATGTATGGATGCCAATTGATGATATTGAGGAATTGAGTGATCTTGTCAACTGGATGCCAGAAGAGGCAAAGAATGAATGAATGTAAATGCCATTTCATTAAGATAGCAAGTAAATGCCTAAGATGCCAATGGGATGAGATTACCCTAAATGAGAGAATCTATGGGGTTATAACGGTATCTATTCCAAGTGTGGGAGATTTATCTAAACCATCGCAAACCCCAAACTGTATCACCAACCATGCCAAAGAGGACGATGCCTAATGATACCAAGTGCATACAATCTACCCGGTATGATACACTTATCATGTATCATTTGGTATGGTGCATAATGCATCAGGTATAACCCATTGATATTACATAGAGTTGACATAAGATATCTTATCAGCCATGTGGAATATGTAACCAGATCGATTAGTTAAGGAACCCAGGAAAGAAACTCGACGGGGGGGTGGTTGGGCTTGGGGGGCAAAGGTATATATCAAAACACGCTCACATTTTTTTGAATATTTTAAAGGGCATATATGAAAGCACCCAAGTGTCGTTTATGCGGGTCGAGTCATTGGTCTGGTGAGCCTCATAAATGGCTTGAAGCCGATATCACGAAGGAGTCCAAGCCGACAAAGCGTGTACACAACGCACCCAAAGAGTGTGTACACAGTCCTAAAGAGGTGTACACAATACGGGAAGTAAGTATCAGGCAATTCAGGTCTAAGATGGCGGCTGAATTAAAGGATCTTCCGTTCAATCTTGTAAGGAGCGGGAAGGTGGTAGCGGTTGTGAGGGAGAAATGATGCGGAATTTTTGGCGGGATTCTTTTCTTGTGTGGTCATCATGGGTTTTTACCGCCAATCTGGCGGGGTAATTGGCGAGATTCAGCAATTAGGCAAGAAGGGGGGCAAGAAATAATGGACACAAGTAAAGAATACATAGAGATGTGCCGAAAGGCGGTTGAGATTCAGGAGTTGTGGGAACCTAAAAAGGGTGATTTCTTTCTTCTAAATCCGTATGACCCATTACACAAAAGATTTGCAATTATGGTTCTTGGTTGCCATTGGGAAAAATGTCAGGGATGTTCGCATGAAATATCAGATGAAAAATGTGTTTGGCTCCCCCGCCAAGACCAATTGCAGGAGATGGTTGATTGGGAAAGTCGTGGTGAGAATGGTACATTTTATCAGATAGAAGCCTTGAAGGATTGGGCTTCACGTGAAATAAATGACATGAAATATTCAAATTCAGATGAAGCATTTAATGATAAATATGATACATTTGAGAAAGTTTGGCTTGCCTTTGTCATGCACGAAAAGTACGGCAAGAAATGGAGTGGTGGGGAATGGATAATACCAGAGATAAATAAATGAGAAAGGGACGAACGATATATCATTGTCATGGCCGGAAGAAGGGCAAGAAGTTGCGGACATACGCAAGCGTGGCAAAGGCGAAGTCTGCTCACAGGGCTATAATGGCGAAGCGGAAAAGGCGCAAGAAATGATACCGTTTGAAATAATTCCAAAAGGCCGAACCAAAAAAGATGCTGAATGTTACAAATTTCTCAGATGGTGGATAAGAGAAAATAAAGATTTTGTGAACAGCGAATTGCACGATATGATTTTAAACGCTATTTTGTATGGTGATAGTGTTCCGAGAATAAGTTGGGATATGGAGCATCAAATCAAAGAAGAAATGAAAAAGGGTAAGGTTTATGGTCATTTCTGTTAGGGGGGAGATATGAAAACTGGATATTATGTAATAACACCGTGGACTAAAAAATATATCGGTGAATTACCTATGAGAGTTAAAGAATTGGGGCGTAGACTTCCTGGTGATATTTATATGCTTAAACAATGCTGTTTTATGAGAGATCCTCAATTCATATCTAAAACGTGCCTTATTGATGAATTTAGGGCAAAAAATGGGTTATCTTGACGGCTTAGACAAAGATTCATGCCCGTTCTGCCACAGGGCATTGAACGATTACGTATCGTCCGAGGCTTATGCCGGTAAATGGGTAAGCATAGACGTACCTGTAGACATTCTGATAGGGGAGTCGGTAGACGCAAAGGAGTTTCTTTACAGGGCGTGTAAGTACTGGAACGAGAACGCTGAGGGGGGAGTTAAGTTTAACATAGACGTATTGAGATGACATTCATTCTTAATTATAATTTTATACCTGAATGGGCATTTGAGGATAATGATTATGATGAATTTGAAGAGACCTACCATTCAAGGGAATTTTCTTGGTGTCCAGAATCAGCAGGTGATGAATGTGTCCCATTATGTATAAAACATAATGGTGTCTGGAAAAATACAATTTAAAATCTTGGGCTAACTCCGACTGATCCTCGGAGGATGGTTCTACCAAATTAAGAAGGGGCAAGTATGGTGTCCATACCATCATATTTTGCCCCTTCTTTTTTGCCCAAAAAGGCTATGGAAGACACAAAAGAAATACCAAGAGACTGGATGCCGTTATTTGAATGGCGCAACCGTTTCTATCAGAAGCAGATAGACGCAATGAACGCCCTGAGAGATTTTTGGGAGGTCGTGTTTGTCGCCGGGAACGGTACGGGCAAGACTTTATGGCTGTACTGGAACGGAATTTGTTTCGCATACGGCTGTCATCCCTACCAGATAGGCTTGAACAGCAAGGGAATACCGACCCCCCTGAAAATAAAAGTCCTGGTGAACGATTTCGAGCATGGATACGGCAAGATATTCACGGAAACCTGCCTGATGCCCATAGACACGTTTGACGGCAAGACCATAAAGCCGCTTTTGGCGAAATCCATGATTGAAACGTACCCAACTCGTGACAATCGAACCCTTATTCTTAAAAACGGCTCTACTTTCTTCTTCCAGACCTCGGAGCAGAAGAAAAAGCTTCATTCAGGCACGAACTTCGACATTCTATTGTGTGACGAGGAACCCGAATATCAGAAATATGACGAATCCGTAAGGGGCATGAGAACCGCCAAGGGCGGGGGAAGAATTTTACACTCGTTTACCCCTCCGTTTGACGAGGAAACCAAGAATAAAGGTCCGACCTGGACGAAATTTCATCTTGTTGACCCGTTCGAGAGGGGTGAGGACAAGGACGTTTATGTCGTAAAGGCCGCAATGCGTGAAAATCCGGCTATCACAGAGGACTATATCAGGAAATTCACCAAAAACAAGACCGAGGAACAGATAAATATACAGGTCTACGGCGAATACCCTAAATGGGGCAAGTTGATATTCCCTGATTTCGAGGATCGGATGTGGGAACCCGAAGAAATGTCCGGGCATTTACTACCTGAAAGCTTTGAAGTTCCCTGGCGTGACCCTGACGTAAACTTCGAGATGTCCGTAGACTGGCACGGAAGCAAACCCGTGGCCGTAGTGTGGGCGTTTGAGTACATGACCGGCCCGAACAAGGGAGATATAGTCGTGTTTGACGAGATTTCCCCGAACGCTGGAAGGGGACTTACGATTTCGGGAGCTTCAACAGCGATTCGTGAGATTGAAGGTTGGAGAAACATCAGAATTAAGAGATGGGGCGACCCGAAGATGAAGGACAAGGACAACGCCCTTATTACGGGTTTTAGTCCGTGGGACGAGTTCAGGCATTGCGGGATAAGACTTTCGGAAGGTTGGAACCGTGACCCGTATGTTGGATATTCCATCGTGAACGATTTTCTAAGGGGCAAGTCGAGGGGATACAAAGACCATCCGAGGCTTTTTGTAAGGGAGAACTGCAAGTCCGTAATTCACAACATGAAGAATCACTACAACGTGCCGAACAGTGACGGAACCGCAAACCCCGACCCGCAGTTCTCGGACTACTGTGTGAACGTGAAGTACATACTTCAAAAGAAATCAAGAAAAGTAAAGAAGAACATGGACAGGGGCAGGTATTCGGACGGGAACGCCTACACGACCATAGGCGGACCTTTCGGCAGGTCTTATATCCGAAACCCCTTGGGGTACGGCACAAGACAGACAATCAACAATTTGAGGTATTAAATGAACTTAACATCAGTAGAAGTATCAGCAAAATCGGTCAAGAAAACAAACCAGAAGAATTTCGATATTACCATGACATTGACTGGATACAACACAACCGGCGAGGGCGAAGAAACTATAGTGACAAAACTGTTCAGCATGGATTTTGTCGAATCGTACAACACAGACCAAGCGATTTCCGTTATCCGAATCGGATTTGCAACTCAGATGCAGGAATACATCGACAGATATAAAGCCGAGAACAACTACCTTAACCATCCGCAGGTATCCGCAAGCGTGGATGCAGTTCAGTCGGTATTAACCGTATAGGAGAATCATGTCAATAGAAGACCAAACTGGCTACACATACGACCAAGGCACAGGCTCTTTCGTGGACGATGCTTCATGGTTTTCGGGCGAGGCGTTGGGGAGTGAGCTTGTCACGAACGGCACTTTTGATGCCAACATAACAGGATGGACGAATGGTGGTGCGCCATATGCATGGGATACTTGGGAATGGGATGCTAGTGGGGCATTACATGTAGTTACTGACGGTTCAACTGAAGTTTATGGTGATTCTGGTGATGATATTGCCATTGTGTCTGGAACTACATATAAATTATCAGTTCATGTCACCATTACATCTGGAACCCTGTCAAGAATTTTTCTGCGTCCTTCGGCTGGAGGTGGTGCAACTTATTGTACAACAGGTAATATAACCACAACTGGAATATATACAAAATATTTTACTGGTAGTGTTACAGAAAATATAGTTGTAGAAATAGGTAATAATAATGGTGTAGCTGTAGATGCTTTAATAGACAACGTAAGTGTTAAAGCCGTCACCTCCCTCGCCACCCAATCCCTTTCCGGCAAAAAGCTAATCGCAAGTGACGACACATACACCGCAACAGGCTATATCGGGTCTGCTGAAGCGGGGGAAGCACTTGGTTCTGACCTGTTCGATGCGAATAAGGGGACGTTCACGGAAGCGGGTTTGCTTGGTGCAGAGGCAATCACGGCACAGAACGACAGGGATTTCAATACTGATATTGGGAATTGGGTTAAGGCTGGGTCTGATACTGGAACTCTTGCTTATGATACTACAAATCTTGGTTATACCGATGAACCTGATGCTGATGATGACCAAGCATTACTAACTGCTGTTGGAGATGGCAATCTTTTTGGGGCGATTCCACATACAAGCCTTGAAACTTTAACTGCAAATACCTTGTATAAAGTAACAGCATGGGCGGCTGTGCCTGCGGAAAATACATTAAAGCGTGTTACAATAGGTGCTCAGGGATCGACATTTAGTGGATCTATTAACAGTCTTCTGTGGTTAAGCGGGACAACTATTGCTGGCGATACATGGACGGAAGTAACTGAATATGTTTGGCTTGCCGCTGATGTAGAGGGTAATTTTGTTGTAGGTTTCGATGGCGACCCTTCTGCTGGCGACCTCCTTTATTTTTCTGACATCAGCATAAAACCCCTCACCCTATCATGGGTTCCCTACGGCACGAACACGCTGTCCATTGATTCCAATGCGCTGAAGATTACTTATGTGGATAATGGGGGGGGAGCATCCTTACTTTTACAAGATTCTAAAGATTTAAGTTCCGATCTCACGGCAACTAAACAATATAAACTAACAGGACAGGCAAAAGTTAGTGCGGGAAATAATGTTAGTTTACGGTTTCATAATGGCGATGCTTTAGAGGCGTCTTTTGCTGATATAACTAGTACATCATATATACCCTTTGAACATTATTTTGTCAAGGGTAGTGGAACCCCATATTTAAGATTAGCAAATATGGGCGCAGGTGAAATCATATGGCTCGACTCCCTTGTACTCACAGAGGTCACAGCCGCAGATGCACAGGCGGTTACTATATATAAAGAGAGAGGACTTGCAACCGAGGGTTGGTTGGAAATAGAAGCGGGGTTCGATTATAACTCAATCACAGCATTTGATGTCTACAATGCAGGGGGGCAGAAAATGGCAAGCAATTTAAACCTATTATTTAACCCAAAACTTATGTGAGGAAATTATGGCAACAGATTCAACCGGTTCTCCGGTAGAAGTGGGGAGCGCAATCAGTGCTTCCACAGCAATTATTACCGGTGTCCCCTATATTAAATTCATTCAGTGGTACAAACCCACAACTGTCGGTCATCTCTGCGCATTGCAGGATGGCGCAGGAAGAACGATTCTCAAGCTTTACTGCGAAGTCGCAAACGAGTCTATATGGGCGCCGATATGGGGGAAGTATAGAGATGTGTATTGTGACGATTTGGATTCGGGTACGTTATACATTTACGTAAGATAGGGGGTAGTAATGCCGATTTTCATACATTGCGATATCTGCAAGCGTGTAATGGGGGAAACGGACGCAAACAGGCTCAAGAAGTTCCGCAAGCTTCACGGGGAACGATGTGAGGAATGCAAGAGAATTTACGAGCATATAGACGAGTTCACCAAAAGGCTGAAGAAAATTCAGGTCAGGAAAATGGAAGAACTGTTTGCCGAACTGAGACAGGATGTTGAAACCGAAATAAGAAGGGTTGTTGAATCTCCCCCTCCCCCGATAGGTGCTTTCAGGCGATGTTTTAGATACCTGTTCGGGGAGAAACCCCAAGAGGCTGAAGAACAAGATGAATAAAAGAGACGAAGATGCCTGCAAGCACTTCCTAAAAGCATACAAGCACCAGTGGGACTTAAACCAGACCGCAAGAGAAAGCTACGACAATGACATAGAATACTACACCGGCTACAGGAACGAAAACGACTATCCTTTAGCTTATAACATGACGTTCCCCCAACTGCTTCCACGCATAATGACCATGCTATCCCGTATGCTTGAGCAGATATATCAGGGCGGGGCTTCCGATTTGGTAGGGGTAAGACCGAGAAAGAGGTCTGATGTCGAACGAGCGCCGAGAGTACAGGGGTTACTTAATTATCAGTTGGAAACCTTAAACGACATTGACTGTGCCGGTAGTTCGTACCTGTTTAACTTTCAATGGATGTGCAACGCTTTAAGTTGGGGAACCGGTATATCGAAGGTGTACTGGCGAAAAGAAGAACGCATTTCTCCGAAGAAAATCCCGTACCCGGTTCCAGTTCGTGACAGGATGGGCAGGACTGTCGGCATTGATTGGAAGTCCATCACTCAACAAGCGCCCCAGATAGTCTATGACGCTCCATACGCAGAGGTTTTGCACAATAAACTGTTCGTACCTCATCCTCACTACAAGAACATACAGCAGATGCCTTTCGTGTTCTGTGTGTATCGCAGGTCTATGGATTATCTTCATAAAAGAGCAAAGGAAGGAATCTATAAGAACATAAAGGAATTAGGCTGGTCTTCAAAGGCGGGCGTGTCTTCGGGTGTTCAGTATGCGGAAGACTCGATGGAGGCGTTTTCAAAATCGTTGGAGATAGAAAACTACATCGACATCGCAGAACTCGAAACCGACAGGATGGCTCCGAGGGTAGATGTTGTCGAGGGTTACGGAAAATACATATTCCCGGAGGACGAATCGGCTTATGAGGTTGGTAGTGGGGTTAAAATCAAGGGCAAAGAAAGCGAAGCGATTGTTCACATCGGTAACTACAAGACGCTTCTTTCGATACAGAAGAACACATACGGGTACAAACCCTTTTTCAACATAGGGGCTTACAGGCATCCCGAACTGTTCTGGGACATGGGCATTATCCGTTTGGGCAAAGCGATACAGGAACAGTACGATACTTTGGCGAATACGAGATACCAGGGCGCATTGATGCAGGTCAACCCTATGCTTCTGATGGAGGCAGATGCAGACATACCGTTAGAGGCTATGATCTGGAAACCGTTCGGGTTTGTGCCGGGAGGTCTTGAGGGCGGGATTGAACAGATTAAGACATTGACCATCCCCGACAACTACGGTGCAACCTTTAGGGAGCAGGAAGAATTTTTCAAGTCCACGATAGAAGACATGACCGGCATGTACAGGTACAACATGGGGGCTACTCCTGTACGCCAGGAGAACGTAGGCACGATTCATTCCCTTCAGGCAATGGGTGAGTCAAGGATAAAGCTTTTATTGATGACAATGGACTATCAGGGCTTCCAACCGCTTCTTAAATACATGATGCTTCTGAACACATGGCACTTACCCGATAATTTCGAGGCAAGGATAAGCGGCGGTCAAGCAGGTCAGGGGCCGCAGTTTGCCCCGTTATTCGCAGGGGACATACACCCCGACTACGACTTTACGGCAAGATACACGGCAATGGAACCTTCCCTTGGTCGTCACTACAAGGCACAGCAGTTACTTCAGTTCTCACAGATTTGGGCGCAGAGTCCGTACTTACAGCAGTATGAATGGATGCGGTCTATCATGGAACTGTTCGACTTTGCAGACACGGATAAGTACCTGAAATCTCCGCAACAGGTTCAGCAGGAACAACAGCAGATGCTTCAGTCTCAAATTCAGATGAAAGCAATGGAGTTGCAGGGGGAAGACAAATTAGCGGCAAATCAGGCAAAGAGAGATTTAGAGAGGGACATAGCAAAGGCATTACTTAAATAAGGGGGAATGATGAAACGATTCTTATTGTTTGAAGGTTACCATTATTATCCACAGGGCGGGTGGGGAGATTTTGTTAAAGATTTTGATACTTTTGAAGAAGCCAAACAGAATATTAATACAACTAATGATTTATGGAATCAGATAGTAGATTTAGAAACAGGTGAGATTGAGGAAGTGTACGCTACGGAAAAAATGATTCCAATATCCGAAGAAGAAGGACGTAAACTTTGCAAGGAATTGATTGATAAGGGATATATTTCGTTTAGAAAAGAGGGGGAATGATGGGAGAAAAACATAAATCAAAAATACCATACGATATCCTTGGTGAAATACTAAAAGCGTATGAATTTGGAAGAAAAGAAGATTTAGAATTATATTCTAATGATTATATCGCAAGTAGTAGTTTTACAAGACAACTTGAAATTTGGGCTAATTGGACAGATATATTTGAAATTAGAGACAAATTGAGGGGGGAATGATGGAACAGACTCACGGCAGTTGGGGTAACAGAACAAGGATATTCAAATGGGATGGAGGTCTTGTTACCTTTTTAGACCTTGTGCCAAACCAGAGATGCAGTTGGCATTTTCACAAGAGGACTTTCAATCAGTTCTATGTGATTCGGGGTGAGTTGGGTATTAAGACAGACAAGGGATATATTACAAAACTTACGAAAGGTCAGGCGTTTACGGTAGAACCTGAAGTCAAACATGAGTTTCAGACATATGACGAACCAACGGAAGTAATTGAGATTGCATGGACTGAATATGATGTTGACGATATTTTTCGGCAGACATTGGGGGGAGCATTAACCGAATATGATAAAAAAGCTACTCACTAGTATATCCGTTGACCTTTTTAAGACCGAGGACAGAACCGGCAACCTGATGAAGTACGCAAGGATGCGTGAACAACCCGGCTGGAAAGTTCATCAGATGTTGTTAGTAGCAATAGCAAATAAGATGTCAGAGCATATGCTGAGTGAACAGTTCGCAAAGCTAAGTGCTGAAGATATGAAGACCAATCAAAAGGCGTTCTATTTCACAAAGGAGATTATCGACTTTTTAATAGACCCATTGAAGGTCGCAAAACAACTTGCAAAGATAGCTTTGCATAACGAAAAGATGGGAGCAACCGTAGGGCAACCGAACCGGAAGTCATAAGGGAGTGACCAAAAAAGGAGAGAAGCATGGCAGAACAACCTACAGTGAAGGAACCCGCAGTGGAACCGACACAAACACCTGAAAGTGCGTCAAGTGACATTCTTGCAAAACTAAAAGAATTGGAAATCAACGACCCGAAGAAACTTGAGAACATGGCAATTGCCTCATCTCAGGCAGGGAAGTTAGCCAACGACTTGGGATTGACACGGCAAGAATTGGCAGGAGTGAAAGAAGAACTTGCGAGAATTACGCAAAATTCGTCCCAACCCTATGACTTTAACCAAGAAATAGATGTTGGGAGTGTTGTACGCAAGGAAGCCAAAATAGCTTCAAAGGAAGCTATCACGGAATACATGAAGGAATTTCAGGAACAACAGACGAAAGCAACCGAGGCATATTATCAGGACATGGGCAAGATTCAGAATGATAGAAGATACGGGGTTTTGAAAGACCCGTTTGAAGAACACATGAAAAGCCTTGACGTCCAGAATAAAATCAGGAGTGGTCGTACGACCATAACTGAGGAATACTCCAAGATAAGAGATGCCTATATTGACATTCTTGAAGAAAACCTTGACAAAATCGGGAAGACAACCCCGGTTAAATCTCCGCACTTGGAGACAGGTGATACACACATAGTTCCCATGCCAACCACGGATGAAGACAAGAAAGATAAAATTAAAAACATAACAGATCCGGGTAAAGGCTGGAGTGGTACTAACGAAAATATACAGGAATTAGTAAAAACGTTTATGTCCGGCGACCCGATCTTTAGGCGATAGGAGAAAGATTAATGGGCGTAGGTAATATGGTAATAGTGAGTGATGCTTACAGTACTCAGTCAATTACTGGGAGTACCAATAAGCGTGACGTATCCGATCTGCTCGACCTTTGGGCGCATCGTGATACTCCACTCTTAAACAGAATTAAATGGGCAAGTGAATCCGGTGGTCTTCAGAGAGAATGGCTGTCGGAACATCTTGGCTTCGGTTACATTCAGACAAGCGGCACGATTGCAAGTGACGCCGGGAATTTTGTGCCGACAACTTCCGGTACTGGTCTTGCTACCACGGAAGTTATTAAGCAGGTGCAGGTCGGTTCGCTTCTGTATGCCCATGTGAGTGGCGATGCCGGTCATATGTGGGCAACGGTTGTGTCGGTTGCTTCGGCATCATGTCTGATTGAAATCAGCCAGCTTGTAGCTACCTCATCGGCAATTGCGGCAAGTACCAAGCTTTACATAGTTGGACATTTCGTGAACGAAGGTTCAGACCCGTTCCCTGACACTTCACGGACGAGAAACATCCTGTCCAACAACTTTGCGATTCTTCGCAAGGACATTAAAATTACGGGTTCTATGGCTGCAACGGATATGTACGCAGTCGGGAACGAACCTTCGCATCAGATGGCAATGAGGCTCTTGGAGATGCAGTTTGAGCGTGAGAGGTCTATCCTGTACTCTTACACTGCGGCAAGGGATGCTTCACAGCAGGCACTTATGAACGGTGTCATGGGCTTCATTACCCAAAATAGTGTTACGGGTTCAAATATAGACACAACCACTACAACATTGATCGAATCGACCTTTAATAATGTGGTTGCGGCATGTTGGGAGAACGGAGGTACTCCCAATGTTTTTGTGGGCAACGTAAAGCAGATGCGGTTGTTCACCGATTGGGACGATTCAAAGATTCGTACACGTCCTGATTCAAGGGTAGGCGGTCATTGGATTACTTCTTATCTCTCAGATACAGGTCTTGAGATTGACCTTCTGCCGTTACGTCATGCACCGATGAACCTTGGGTTTGTGCTTGACACCAACCTTATGTCTCTTGTTCCGAAGAAGGGACGTAAACTGATAATCGAAAAAGCTGCCCCGGCAGCTACAGACTATGATCTGTGGATGCTCTTGAGTGAATACACCCTTGAACTACGCAAGTACGATATGGGCGCACACGGGATGTTCACGAAGCTTAGTTAGTATAACGGCCTTTGGGGGCGTTGTTTTTCCGGCCGGAACAGGGTGGTAGTACCCCCGCTACCACCCAAACTTAAAATAATGCCAAACAAACGAACAATACAGAAGATTCTTGAGGCGAATAAAGAAAAAGGATTCGTCAAAAGAATATTAAATCCAGAAAAATATCCTACATTGCCATTGGGTGATGGGAGGTCTGGAACCCATTTAATGAGTTGGGGAAAAATAGATGATAAATATGTAGTATTCCCAACAATTTTATATGATGAAGGTGTTGGTTTAAGAAGATTTAGTCCTTCTGAAGCGTTGAGTCATGTAATGCAAACTGATAATTTCATAGAATTTAATACACCAGAAGAAGCTGACTGGTTTTCCAAAAATTATAAAAGAGTTTGGGGAAAATAGTGGAACAACCCACTTACGAACAGTGCATAAACGAATGTCCCAACCTTGAGAAAGTTGTGAGCAAGGATATGTGGAACTACGTCACGGGCTGTGACAGGTTCACACAATCCGCAATGCAGGAAAGGTGGGACAGGAACGCAAAGAAGAACTTAAAGAAAATATACCCGAAGCACAAATCCTTGACTCATGCTTTCCTTGGGTTCGGCAAGGACAAGGCATTGATAGGGGTTGGTGCGGGGCCGAGCTTGAACAATAACATAGATCATCTGGGTGAGATATATAGATTCAACGCACAGTTTACCCTTAATAATCAACATTTTATAATCGCCGCATCGAATCATCAGTTCAAGCCGTTACTAAAGAAAGGCATATTCCCGCATTTCGTGTTTCTTACGGACGGTGGGGATCATATATACGACCAACTCTGTACCGATATTCCGAAATTGGGGCAGGCATCTGTTCTGGTAGCAACGATATTCGCAGACCATAAGACGGTAAGGGATTGGTGCGGTCAGGGCAGGAACGTATGCTTTACACTTCCCAGCTCTGACAACTACCAACAGATGTTCAAGGACATCATAGGAGAAAACCCAGAACCCTTAGTTGTGGGAAGTGGCGGGAACGTCCTGAACAATATGTTCGCAACCGGCATAAGGATACTTCATGCACGTTATTTTATGGCGCTTGGGAATGACCTTAGTTACCCGTATAACCCCGATATTGAGAAGCGAAGACAGATGTTCTATGCCGATGGGGATTATTCCGTAAACATAAAAAAGGGAGTGGACGAAGCAAAAGACAGGTATGTGTGGTTGGGGTTTAAGATGAGGGACAATCCCTTTGAGCCGGGGAAGAAAATAATAGACTTCGCTCCGGTTAGTACGTCCAGGCAGATGTTTGTGTATAAGACCTGGGCGGAACTTCATGTAACCTCATGGGCATCATCAGCACCGAACGACCCGTTTATTTACTTCAACTGTTCCGAGAGTGGCATTGCGGGAGTGTTGGCGCACAATTACGACTCATACGAGTTACTTGAAGACCCTGACAACTGGTATCTCATAGATGAAGTCCTACCAAAGAGATGGAGAACGAGGTCTTTTTTACAAGCAGTGAATCAATTTTTGGAGGCTAATTTAATATGCAGAGAAAACATTGCAAGGGAGTCGAGTGTAATTCTTTCGCCGCACGGGATGGCTGGTGCAAGAAGTGTCGCCCAAAGCATAAGATAAAGAAAAAGATGTGGCGAATACGAGACAGTTTTCATCCGACCACAAAGATAGGCGGGAACGAGGCAAGGCCGCAGGAGTTCAAGTTCAGGAACGGAAGGTTCGGTATAGCCGAGAGGGGGAGATAATGACCATAGGGATGCAATTTGAAGGAATCTGTATGATGTGCAGAAAGCCGATGCTTGTGCATACGGTTGGCATAGACGGAAAGCAACGCCCGTTCTGCCCTGAATGTCTTGAGTTGGTGGAAGCAAAGACAAAGATGGCTTTAGAGAAAAGGGGCAAGCAAATCAGGGGCAAGGAGATGAATTTCGGTAAGGCTAAATAATGGACACATGGCGGATCAGGTCAACTCATGTGGGTGTTTACTTTTGGTATGAGTTAAAACACATCATAAGAGACATTGACCATGAATTAGACCTTACCATACTTCCGGGCATACATCGTTCAGGTACGTCAGTTATTTTTCAATGCTTACATGCGACTGACGGTTTTCAGGAGGAAAACCAATTAAATCTTATCGGTGATCCGCCAACGGAACATAGGCTATGGAGAATTGCTAATTATCGACTTGCAAAATATTTGGGTGCAACTGTACTCATGCCGGGTTCTGTTCGGGACAAATATATTAGTGATTTTCTTGTCGGCAAGGTTGACAACGACAAAGAACTGAAACCGGACATAAAGGAAGAAATGGACGAAATGGTTGGTATTTTAAAGTGGCAGAAGTTGAAACTAATAAAAGAACCCACATGCCAACTTTCGCTTCAGACTTGGATAAACAATTACGATTGTTTCAAGAACGCAAAATACATATGGACACGAAGAAACTACAGGGAAGTTGCAAAATCGTTAGTCCGGCTGAAAGTCGCAGACAGATTGCAGGACGGAAAAATGATACAGACCGGATACAGGGGGGTTCTGACGGTACAGAGGGCAGAGAAGTTATCAAGATATTGGGACAGTATTTTAGAGAAAATTATGCCGCAGGTCAACCATATAGAGGTTTGGCATCACGACCTTATAAACGACACGAAAAACACGTTTGACAGGATTTCGGAATTTGTTGGTGCAGAAGTAAACACGGAGGCGTTTGATTTAAAGAAAGTATGGGGGGATATTGAGGTTACAGAACCCAGAAGCGAGGATTGAGAATTGCTCGATTTGCAACGCAAATTGTATCATCTGCCCACGGGAGAAGATGACTCGTCCGAAGATGATAATGACCAACAAGCACTTTGCCCGTCTTGTGAATCAGGCAAAGGACTTGGGAACAGAGACAATCTCGATATTCGGATTCGGGGAACCCTTAATTGACAAGGACGTTGTGTGGAAGGTTCAGTACTGTTCTACCCTTGGGCTTGACACTTTTATCACGACAAACGCTTCACTGCTTAACGTAGACATGGGATACGACCTGATAAGCGCAGGTCTGACACACATAAGGTTTTCATGTCATGGAATTGAGAACAACTTTAACAAAGTACACAAAGGACTGAAATGGGATGCTGTAAGCAGGAACATAAGCAATTTCGTTGCAATGAACAGAATCAAGTTCAACAGCGCAACGATTGTGAGTGTGAGTGTCATACCGATGCACAGGGAGAGTGTGTACGAGATGCGTCAGTTCTGGGAGAAGAAGGTTGACTATCTTGAGATTTGGAAACCCCATAATTGGGGAGATGCTATGGATTATCGAAAGGGTGAGTCGGTCAAGCAGACTTGCTTTCGCCCTTTTACTGGTCCTCTACAAATCAACGCTGATGGTACTGTCATGGTATGTTGTTTTGATTTTGATGCCAGCATGGTTGTTGGTTGCACACATTCGCAATCATTGGAGGAAATCATCAAAGGTACATGGTTCAGGGACGTAAGGGACAGGCACAGAAGGAGAGACTTCAAAGGTCTGCCCTGCGAATCATGCGACCAGTTATATGAGTACGCAAAGGCCGAAAACCCTTTGCTTTATTCTAATAGAGACAAAGAACGTAAAATAGGCGTGACTTCATCCACGAAGTTCTGCCTGGAATGTAATTAGGAGGATTAAATGGCAAATACGATTGTTTTGGCAAACAGAAAAAACATGAGAAACGCTTGTATTTTTGGGTGTTTTCAGGGCGCAGACAAGTTGGCGTTTAGAGCGTCCACGAATTATATTGGTTCAAGTGCGGCTTCTACACTTGATGTTGTAGCGGCTACTACAGTTGCAATAAGTGGTGAAATTACTGCGAATGGCAATATAACGACTTCGGGCGTTAAGAGACTTATCCTTGGCGCTGTAGCTTCTACCGGCGTAACGGATGGCTCTGTTATTAGAATGGGTACGTCTGCTTCCCCGTTGACTGACGACCAAGCTGGTGCGGGATTTGTGGTAGGCTACTTCGATTCCGGTGCAACAAGTGGTTGGCCTGCCGGAGCATTTTTCAGTACGAACGTCACGGGCGCAAGCGGTAGTTTTACCGCACTTCAAGGTGATGCTGTTTTAACTGCGGCAAAGCAGGTTGTCACGGGTGTTGAATGTTACATGCAGTTAAGTACCGGTGGCAGGGTTACAGGTTCTTGCCGTGCTGTTCAAGGCACAGTTTATTTTAGCAATGAAAGCAAGGGTACTGGCGGTTGCTATGCTGGTGGCTGTTTCAGCATTAAGGGTGGTGGCTCAAGCTGTTCCTTATATGCCTCTCAACGCATAGCATGTATAGAACTCAAAAACGAAGGTACATATGCGAGTGGTTATGATTTTGAAGATTTGGTAAAAGGATATGCGATTTACATCAATGGTTTCACGGCGGCTTCAGGCACGGGAAGTATCCTTTCAAGTACTTCACCTTCTGAATTTGATCTCACCTCTGCGGCACTTGGTCTTCGGGTTGGTGTAGGTGCAGATAACGGTGGTGGTAGTGCATATTATATCCCGCTTATTCCTGCGGCAGACTGGAACTAACATTTAACGGCTTTAGGGGTGTGCCGAAAACACCCCATAACTTTAAAAAGGGGGAAGAATTATGAAATTAATGTTTACGGACAGAATGATGCTCATGGGGATTTTGCCTGCAACTGGTAGTTTTACCACACTAAAGATTGTGCGGAAGCTAAGAGAAGACCTTGCACCGTCCGAGAAAGAAATCAAGGAGATGAGTATTGTCGAAAAACCCGAAGACGGGCAGGTGTTGTGGAACTCCGATAAAGACTTGGGCAAGGACATCAAGATAGGCGAAATCGCAACTGAGATGATTAAAAAGAAGCTCAAGGAAATGAACGACAAGGAAGAACTCACTCCTAACCATATGGGGATATACGAAATTTTTGTAGGTGACTAATGGCACTATCAACAACGTGGACTGAAGATGAAAATATGTTGGGATAATTTAGAAGGAGTAGGATTAACAAAGAAGGGTAATTTTTACAAAGAATATTATTACCCTTCTCGCAAAACACGCAAACCGATGTTTTATGGCGATAAGTGTGCTTTTTGTGGAGAACCATATTTATCAGTAAAGAGGATGGCAAAAACTTGTTCTCTTACTTGTAGTGCCAAGAAAAGCAATCATGGTTATAAATTAGAAAATCATCCAAATTGGAATAGCGAAGGAACCTATATTGATTCTATTGGTTATGTTGTCAATAGAAGTAAAAGGGGGAAAAATGGTCAGCACATGCGGCAACATAGAGTTGTTGGGGAAAAAGTACTTGGTCGATTATTAAAACATGGTGAAGTTGTTCATCATATTAATGGCAATAAATCTGATAACAGAAATACAAATTTATTAATTTGCTCGAATTCCTATCATAGATGGCTCCATGATGAAATGAGTAGATTATATATGCAGGAGAAATTTAATGGCTCTCACCACGAGCTGGACTGAGCAGAGTGCGGTAGGGTTTAACCAAAGCACACTGGCAACAACCCAGAACTTAATAGACGAGGTTCAGACAAATATAAACCGTGGGACACTCAGTACATCCACTAAACCTTCTACCGGTCAGGTCACCAATTGGCTGATTCGGGCAAAAGAAAGGCTAATGGAGTTGTACGGGTTTACATGGAAAAGGAAGTTTGTGTATGCGGATACCGCAGCAAGTACATACCGATACGCCCTGCCAAAAGATTTCGCAGGCGGCGGTACGGTGCTTAGAGACTTGACGCAGAACAAACGCCTTGCATTTGCAAGTCCTGTTGTGTTCGACACGGCATATCCCGATGTTGCCGGAGACAGCAACGCAGTTCCCAATACATACACAATCAAGGATAGGGAACTCTGGCTAAACTGTCCGGCAGACGGGGTGTATCGGTTGGAGTTGGAGTATGACAGGTCTGGTGAAGACTCTGCCGCAGAAACATGGAGTTATATACCGGAAGTGCATCTATTTGAAATAGTAGACTATGCTTCCTTTAGGTCATTGATTGTGCTGAAGGAATACACCGCAGCCCAGGTTTACAAGGGAGAATGGGCAGAAAGCACCGGACACGGCAAAAAGGCTGATGGAAAGAAGAAGTGGGCGCAATTGAATTACATGATACCCAACTGGCATAATGTGAAATGAAATCTTTTCGGTTAATACCAATTTTAGGACGAAAGACCGATGTTCTACCTGACGACAGCACAATGCTGAAAATGGTGGAAACAACCACCGCTCTCAGTCACGATGCCGGTGGAAATAATTACAGCCTAAAAAGAAACAAGAATGCCTGTACCAAGTCTTTGGGCTTAACCGTGAAGTCCAGTGCTGCCAATGCCCAGGCAACTTTGTGCATGGGTTTGTTTGAACTGTATGACGGAACCAACCGGAACTATTTTTTCTTTGACAACGGCAAGGTGTATAAGTTCGATAGTGGCTGGGAGCAGGACGAGGTTACAGTCGCCACACCGGTATTATTCGCAAATGACAGTGCAGACTTGTATTCTATTATCCGTGTGGGTGCTTACATAGTGTGGGCTGACAGGGCAGAACACGAACCTCATAAATGGAAGCATGGAGATACGAACTCATCCACATTAATTGCAAGCGGAACTCATTATAAGTTTCGATATCTTGGATCGTTTCAGAGAAGGGTGATAGGGCTTTATTCGAATCAGACCAATGGGAACATAGACATAAGATGGTCAACTGATTGGCCTACAACTGCAATTACGTCCCTGAACTTCCCTGCAACAAATCAGTTGTGGGTTCCGAATGACGACCCCATTACCGGCGGGGCAAGTCTGGGAAGGGATAAATTCTTTATATTCTGCGAGAACTCCATACAGCAACTTGTGTATTACCCGGATTATTCCACACCGTTCAGGGCATATACTGTAGTTCCAGATCAGGGTTCTGTGAATCATCATAGTATTGTCATGGCGAACGGGCAGTTGCATTTCTATAATGTCGATTTGGGTTTTTGTTCATACGGTGGCGGGAATGTTGTGACTCCGATTAGTGATGACATTCTTTCAGACCTAAGAACCATGAACTCTATTTATCATCCGTTGATAGTTGGACACCATTTAGCAAAAAATAAGCAAATCATATGGACTGTCCCGCTTGATGCAAGTTCCTCATGTACCCATATAGTAATATACAACTATGATACAGGCCAATGGGAAATTGAGGATAAGGTTACAAGATGTTTTGATGAATGGAATTTATTCTCAACACAGACATGGACTACCCTTGAAAGTGCGGTTGGCGGTACGGGTCTTTGGTCTGACGCAGGCGCTAGCGCAACATGGGCAGACTACACTACCACAGGCAAGTTTCTCATGTACGCCCACACAGACGGTCATGCTTATGCCAGTTCGAGTGAAGCAATTGCCGGTGTTGCCCTTGAAGGGTTTAGAGAAGAACCCGTCCTTTATTTTGGAAACAGGCGAAGATATGACGAATTAAAAGAAATTTGGTTTGACGTTGGAGAGAGCGGAGATTTTTCGATAGACGTTTTCCATCGTTCCGGTAATACGACAGGTCAATTGCGTGACAGTGGTTGGACATCCATAGGTTCTGTTTCATGCAACAGTGCAAACGAGTCAATGATTTATGTGCATGAAGACCCTGCCCGTTTACATCAGATAAAGTGGGGCGGTACAGGGAAGTTCGTGATTAGCGGTATCACGTTTAAGTACACGGAGAGTACAGAGATATGAACCTAAACCCGCCACCGGAAACTGATGATGTAAAAGTTCTAAAAGAGTGGCTTGACGACCTGTACGAGTTTTTAAAATTACCGATGTTCCCTGCGGGTATTGTTGGGTTTGAGGAAACAATTACTGCCGATGGTTCTACCCTTACAGCATATGGGGCATCAAAGTTGGACTCTACCGACAATGCGGTTGATTCGACCCTTGGCAGTGGCACTTATGTTGGACAGATAAAGACCATAGTAATGACAGAAGCTTCAAATTCGAGCATTGTCACTATCACAAACCACCAGACTGAAGATGACGAGGAAGCTACATTCAATGCGATTGATGAAACAGGGGTATTTGTGTGGTCGGGAACTGAATGGGTTACAGTATTTGCAACATGCACTTTTGTTTAAGGAGAGAAATATGAAGTATAGAAAATTAATAGGACTTGGAATAATATTTGCCATGCTTGTTGTTCTTTGCGGGGCGACATGGAATGCCGATAAACCGGCAGTTGGAAACCAGATTTCAGCAGACATCCCGGACATCGAGGAAAACTTTCAGGAACTTCACGATGTTATCACGGCAATTACAAACGGCACGTTAGGCACTACCACAGCAGCGAACTTCAAGGTGGATAATGTAACTACACCTTTGATTTGGTTAAAGGACAGTAGGGCAACATTTGAATATTACGATGCCGATGAGATTTACATTCATGCGGGAGCATATCATCATATCGGAACCGTTTCTCAGATAGTATATTGGAGTTCAAAATTAACATCCGATATAGGTTCACCAAGTGCTTCTGATTGGTATTATTTTTATCTTGACGACAGTGCGATTGTAACCGCCGGTACAAATTTACTCACAGCCACCGAATTTGTATGGTCAAACACAGAACCCGCATGGAGCGAAACAAAACATGGTTGGTATAACGGATTAGACAGATGTATATTTGCTGTTCGTACAAGTTCCTCCTCAAACATCGTTGCGTTTGATCATTTGGGAGATTTGGTTTTTTGGCGATCTGTCGGTGCATCTCTTACAGAAACGAATATTAATACTACATGGACTGAAGTTGATCTATCAGCCAAGATCCCCGTATTTACAACAAGAGCCATTGCACATGCTCGGTTATATGTTAAAACGGCTGACGCTGAAGTTTGGGCTTTGTGGCAGCCGAACGATGGAACTAGTACAGGTAGTATAATAGCGGGGCTATCAAGAATTGGTACAGATCAAGTAATGTGGGTTCCAAATTTTGAAATATACACAGACTCATCTCAAGTTCTTGAAGTAAAAATGAGTAGAGCAGGGGCTGACACGCTTTCTTTAAGTGTTGTTGGATGGTATTTGCCAATAGGAATGTAAAAAAGGGGGGGGGAAACTATGATTCAAAAAATAACAAATCCTAACTATTTAGGGATAATAGCACCATTAATTATGAGATTTCACAAACGGGTAAAGGAGTCTTCGGGACTATATGAGGGCATCAGGTACGAAACCTTATTTGCGTATCTCACAAAATTGATACAGATGGGATATGGAAAGCCTGAAGACAGGGCAGAAGTATGGATTGCATATAACGAAGATAATATACCTGTAGGATTTGCAGCATGGCATGTCATGGACTTGCCTCATATCGGGACAGTATTTTGCCCATGCCTGTTCAATGATACCAGAAATCAACAGGCAATTAAAGAACTATACACAGAATTTATTCAATTCGGCAGAAGACATCGTGCGACTTTATATAGATATCATGCAGTAAACGAAAAAGTTGGAGAATATTTTAAAGGAATATTGGACAAGTTGGGGGTTGACACTAAAGAAACAGGGGCAAGGGAATATATAGGAAGGGAAAAATAATGGGAGGCGTAACAGATTTTCTATTCGGAAGTGAATCCGAACAGGTAGGTACAGTGCAAAGTCCCGGTCAGACATGGTTGGAGAATTTATTGAAACCAATGATTCAACAGGCTGTTGGTGCAGGTATGGGTGGAACTCAACTGTATCCAACCGCATCTCTACCAACAACTCCAACTGCAATGGGTTATTCATTGCCAAATCCGTATGGCATACCACAGGCGCAGTATCAATCTCCTGCTGATTTTGCAGGCGGCTATACTGATGTCATAAATAAGATGATGGAACCCTATGGTGATGCGCTTGGTGGTGCAATGACTGGATGGTCTGGTACTGGGAAGGAAGTATTGGGAGCCGCAATGGGTCGAATCGCTCCGACAATTATGAGAGATTTCACCCAATATCAGTTGCCGTATCAGCAAATGGCGATGCTTGGCGCACAAGATGTATATGGTGCAGGAATAGGGCAGAACCAATTCTTTGCAAATGCACAGAACCAAATGGCGGCAATGGGATATGGTGGTGGTCTTCAGCAGATGGGCGCACAACAGCAAGCATATAGCACACCGTGGAATCTTATGGGTATGTATTCAGGGTCTACCGGAAGTCCAATGGTTCAGCCAGGACAGCAAGGATTAGCTCAGACTATGGCTCCGTTTGCTGCAATGGGCGGAATGTCGGCACTTGGTTTACCGATGCCATTTTAGGAGGTTAATATGGGCGCACCAATAGTAATGCAACAACAAAAAAACCCTTTTGAAGCCATGCTTTTGCAATTATACCTTGGCAAGATTGAGCATAACTATAAAATGGATCTGCTAAAGGAGCAGACCAAATTAACATTAGCAGAGGAAAAGCGTGAGGAACAAGCAGACATACGTGAAGAAAAGCGCAAGGAACAAGCACGGATAGAAACCGAAAAGCGCAAAGAAATAGCTACAGCCAAAGAAAAGGGTTGGAGAGAACCGGGAAATATTCAAGACAAGGCAACCCGTATGTACGGCAAGACCAGAATGATTGGTGGTAGATTAATGTTTTATCCCGTAAAACCAACTACACCTAAAGGTTTTACTGCTGTATGGGAAGATAACGAATGGAACATAAAAGCAACACCAACCGGAATTATCGAACAATACAACATGGCTGTAAAGCAAGGGTACAAGGGTTCTATCACTCAATGGAAAAAGGAAGTCGCAAAGGCGGGAGCGCCGCAGATTTCTATCGGTGAAAAACAGAAACAAAAAGATGTCGCATATTTAAATAGTCCTAAATTTATAGCAGATGTCACTAAGGATGTTTCGCAATTAAATAAATTTGATTGGGATTTATGGGATCAGAACCAAAGAGACGTTGCCATAAAAAGGGAAGCGGATAAGAGGGTGAGAATAAATTATCCAAATGCACAATATGGAGTTCAGAACGGAAAAACTGGATGGTATGTCAAGGAAGGTGATCGGTACGAACTTGTAACTCCTTGGAGTAAATAATGGATTTCAAACCATTGCCATTAGAAGAATCTAAATTCAAATCACTACCACTGGATTCTGACCAACAGGATGGTGGTGGATTTAAACCCCTGCCTATAAAATCTCCGATAGAACCACCCGAACAGGAAACGCCATACATGGCAAAGCATCCGAATCTTTATGCTGCCGAGGAAACAGCCAAAGATTTGGCGAAAGATATTATTCCTTACGTTAAATATTTCGACCCCAAAGAACGTGAAGATTTTATGAAGCTGGACAAACAGCATCAGGTAAGAGCATTGCTGAAAGAGAATTTATTTTCTCAGTTATTTTTAGTGCCTGGGAGTAAGGGATTTAAATACGGCATGGGAAAAGCGTCTGGTTGGTTTGCCAAGAACTTTCCCAAGACATCGAAGTTATTAACAAAACCAAGGATGGTATCTAAATTACAGCAGGAAGAATTAGCACTTGAAGCAACAAAGCAAACCCCTGAAGTCCAGAAAGTAATGGCGGCCTTAAAGGAAGCAAAGCCGTTAAGGAAAGAACAGGAGTTAATTTACACAAAGGAACGTACTGCACGATTAGCAAGAATAAAAAAGGTGGCGAAAGAAACAACCGGGGAAGAAAGATATTATGCTAAACTCCACGAGTTGAAGGGTGAAATGCCGAAGGTTCAATTTGAATCTATAAGAGAATCAAAAATTCCACCATTATCAGAAAGAACATTGCCAGCAATTAGAACTCCTAATGGTGTGGTTGTTGGAGAAGTCCACGGAGATGCTTATAACGGAGCAATAGAAAAATTCGGCAAAAACCAGGTAGATAAATGGATGAAAGAAGGGAAAATTGAATCTGGACATAAATTTTCTAATGGAAAGTTTTATACTGATTCTGAAGTTAAAAATGCTTTTGGAACACATGAAACAGATGCACTCATAGATAAACTTAGTGAACCTATAAGACCAATACTTAATCAACAAGAGGTGAACACATTATTTAATACAATAGAATCAAGTACACTTAATGAGTGGGAAAAATTACCCACAGCACGTGGATTGGCAAAATTACTTGGAGAATTTGGAGGTCATGTTCCAACAGAAAACGAATTGGCAAAATTAAGTGAAGTTTTTGGGAACGAGTTTGTTAAAATAGCACTAGACAAACGAACCTTATTTATAAAATATAAAGAACTTGGGTTGCAAGTAGCAAATATTCCAAGGGCAATTATGGCTTCGTTTGACTTCTCAGCACCATTAAGGCAGGGGGTGTTTTTAATAGGTAAACCAAAAGCGTTTTTTTCTTCTTTCTTTCGGTCATTTAAACCTTTCTTTAGTGAGAGGTCATATCAAGAACTCACCAAGGAAATATTTTCAAGGTCAACGGCTGAATTAATGCAGGAATCAGGATTGTCTCTTACACATCTTGGCAAGGGTTTAATCGGCAGGGAAGAAGTGTTCATGTCAAATCTTGCCGAAAGAATACCATTAGTGGGCAGAGGGGTTAGGGCATCAGAGAGGTCATATGTTTCATTTCTAAACAAACTACGAGCAGATGTCTTTGATGATTTTGTGAAGAAGGGAGTGAAGTTAGGAATAAAAGACCCTAGGTTTTTAAAGGATGCCGCAAGATTTATAAACACCGCTACAGGCAGGGGCGGGCTTGGGCCACTTGAACCTGCGGCAGTTCAGTTAAATACTTGGTTCTTTTCCCCAAGATTAATAGCTTCAAGATTAAACCTTGTCAATCCTGCCTTTTATATTGGTCTTGAACCTACGGTGAGAAAGGAAGCATTAAAGTCCTTGTTTACATTTGGTTCTACTGCCCTTGGTGTTGCCGGACTCGCAACGTATGGGGGTGCTGATATTGTGGTTGACCCACGAAGTGCCGACTTCCTGAAGATAAAATTCGGAAATACGAGGTATGATATCCTTGGCGGATTTCAGCAACCCATAAGACTAGCGGCACAACTTATAAGCGGCAAGGTGATTAGTTCTACCACAGGCAAAACAATGACCCTTGGCGAAGGGTATAGGGGTTTAACAAGAACTGAAATCATATCAAGATATTTAGAATACAAACAAGCTCCTGTGGTTTCATTTGCGGTAGGCTTGTTAAGGGGCAAAACGTCTTTGGGGGAGAAGTTTGACCTACCAACAGAAGTTGCGAACAGGTTTATTCCGATGGTGGTTCAGGATATAAACGAGTTGTATAAAGAAAAGGGATTAGCAGGACTCCCAATGGCTGCGCCTGGAATTTTTGGAATTGGTGTTCAATCGTATGGTGGGGTTCAGAGTTTCGGACTGAACGGAAAGGACTACCCGAAATTAAATAACGAGTTATTGCGATTAAAAACTTCGATGGGTTATCCAAGTACGGTAGCATTTGGAGAAGAACTAACAAACAAGGAATATAAAAATCTAAAACAAAAGACAGGCAAGGATGTTGCTGATTTCTTGAATAAACTTATCATTACTCCTGCGTATAAGGAAAGAAGCGATTTTCAAAAATTACGATTAATTGAAAGCAGAATTGACTTAATAAAAGATAGAACCAAGAAAAAAATGTTTCCACAGAAAATGAAGAAATCAATGTATAAATCTCATCTGATAAAGGCAAGGGGATTAGATGACGAAGAAGCAGATAAGCAAGCTGAAGAATATTTAAAGAGGAACAACTAATGGCAAACAACACAACTGGAAATCCTTGGGTGCTGACCGATGCGGCAAGCATAAAGACCACGCCCATAAAGATTGTATTCATGGAATGGATACCGAATGCGGAAGCTGACGACCTCACCATACTTGATGTTGGTGGGAATACCATATGGGACAAGGATGCACTTGGCGGAGGCACGGCGGCGACAGAAAGATTTGCACCTGGGAAAGCAGTCAAGAGAAACGGTTTTAATCTATCCGTAATAGACGGAGGCACATTATATGTCCATGTTGAATAGATTTTTTTATGTAATTATCATCCTGGTACTGTTCGGTTTATACTGTGCGCCTGTAAATGCCAATAGGGTAGGGGTATGGATCGAGGAAGCAGATGGAGGTCCTACTGGATATGCGTTTAAAATTAAAGTTCCAAATGATGCGCTTACCCTCTCCGGCAGTGTCGCTACCATAGATTTTTCTGCTATATTCGCTACTCTTGCATCTCCGACCTTCACCGGAACTGTAACAATTCCTACACCATTTACTTTAGGGGCAACATCAGTAACGACTACCGGGACACAACTTAATTATCTGAACGCCGCTACCGGAACAACAGGAACAACCTCTACAAATTTAGTATTCAGCACTTCTCCTACTCTTGTAGCACCTGTTCTTGGGACTATTGCATCTGGTGTTGGCACAGCTCTTACAGCGTTAAACGGAGAGAATATTCAAGACGATACCATTGATGATGATTCGATTGATTGGAGCGATATCGGTCTTGACGATTTTACGGTTGTAACTATTTCT